CGCATGATGGTCGTGAGTGGAAGCCTCCAAAGCCGCAAGTGGCAGGACAAGGATGGCAACAACCGCACCGGATGGGAAGTGCAGGCAGAAAACATCTACTTCGGTGACAGCAAGCGTGACGGCGATTCCGGAGGTTCCGGACAGTTTACTCCGGCTCCGAGCGGGTTTGCTCCGGTTGAGCCTGAAGGCGACCTTCCGTTCTGATGGCTGTTTTAATTGTAGACAGCAGAGAACACTGGACGCATCCAAACCGCACCGACACACACATTTCTGATTATCTGACCCGGCATGGAATCCAGTATGTAGTCCGCAAGCTTGATGTGGGCGACTACATGCTGGACGGCCAGCCCGGTATCGTCGTAGACCGGAAGCAGAGTCTCGGTGAAGTCGCAACCAATATGATGAACCGCTCCGACTCTGCACGGTTCTGGCGGGAAGTGCGCCGTGCTCATGCGGACGGGATACGCCTGGTGGTTCTAGTGGAGCATGGTGGGAAGATTAAAACAATCAACGACGTGCCGAAGTGGAAGTCAAAGTACAGCCAAGTCACCGGAAGGCGGCTTGTTGACGAGATGATCCGCTGCGAGATGGCTTACGGTGTCGAGTGGCGGTTCTGCGACAAGAGAAGCACGGCAAGTAGGATATTGGAGATACTGGAGGGAAAACCGTGAAGCACTACGGAGACATTACAAAACTGAGCGGATACGACCTTCCCGTTGTGGACGTGATCACAGGCGGTTCTCCGTGTCAGGATCTGTCTGTTGCCGGGCAGCGCGCAGGACTCGCGGGAGAACGTTCAGGGCTGTTTATGGAGCAAATCCGCATCGTAAAGGAGATGAGAGAACATGACAGAGCAACTGGACGGACAGGTTGGATGGTTCGACCAAGATACATGGTCTGGGAAAACGTACCCGGAGCCTTCAGCAGCAGCGGAGGCAAAGACTTCCAAGCCGTCCTTGAAGAAATCGTCGGGATCGTCGAAGAAAACGTCCCCGATCTGTCTGATGCTGTCAAAGGGGGATGGACAAAAGCCGGGTGCATCTACGACGAATTGGGCGCCTGGAGCGTTGCTTGGCGCGTACACGACGCACAGTTTTGGGGAGTCCCCCAGAGAAGAAAACGTATCGCGCTTGTCGCAGATTTTGGAGGACTCTCCGCACCCGAAATACTCTTTGAGCGCAAAGGCCTGTCAGGGGATCTTGAACCGCGCGGAGCGGAGGGGGAAAAAACTTCCGGACGAATTGCTGAAAGCCCTGACTCTGCAATCTGCCTCCAAGGAAACGGAATCGACAGAGCTGACACCGCAGGCTGCAACGGAGCCGGATGGCGCAGGGGGGGGAGTTACACCCTTAACACAATCGACAGACCGGCAGTCCTCAACAGTAGCGGAACTCAGAAAGCAATCAGTTTCCAGGAGCGAGCCGGAAAACCTGGGGGGGGGCAAGGGAATCCTCATCCAGACAGAGCGGACAGGAGCACTCTCAACCTTTAACAACCAGTCTGTCCTTGGTGGTGGCATTCATGGGGGGCAAGGGAGTAAGGCCGGAGGAATCGCCTACTCCGAAGATGTCTCCCCAAGCCTGAAGAGCGTGCAAAGCGGCGGAAATACGGTTCCTGACGTGATGTGCGCCGCAGTTGACTGCCGGAACGGAAGGGAAAATCCATGTGTAAACGGAACGCTTCAGAGCAAGGAACAAGGATACAACATGAACAGCAACAACGTGATCCGCGTGTTCTCGTCCTGAACGATCAGGGGGGGGAGAATGGACGTAACGTATGACGTGACTGCTACGCTGCGAGCGCAGATGTCATCTTCACATCCACCGCTCGTCCTTTGCTTTGAACCAAGAAGTCAGGACGGGGTTCCGAGAATGTGCGGGGGGGCGTTGCACCAACCCTTAACACCTCACAGGGAGGGCAACGGCAACCATGTATCTTAGTTATTTCATCTCCGGGCGCGGAGAATACAGGCAAGGGCTAGGAACGCTACGAGCGTCCGGAGGAGACTGTGGGGGGGCAGTGAGATGCTGATTCTGGAAAGCAATCAAAACCATGCTACTGTGAAAGAATCAGACATCTGCCCAACACTTCCCGCCAGCATGGGAATGGGGGGGGGGATACGTTCCGATGATCGTAGAGACGAAAAATAAGCGTGGTGATACAAATGAGCTATCAAAATGTGACAGGAACGCTGAGTCCTGGCGGTCATCCAGGAAGCTATAACGGACAGGACGCATACAACGATATGCTTATCACAGGAGGAAAGGATGGAACCGATCTGCATGGAGTCAGCACAAGCCAATGCAGGAATCATGAGGGGGGGGTGTCCGTGCTTGAACGCGAGCCATGAGCAGCCGATCATGATGTCCGACAGAAAAGGACACAACGGAATCACGGATGACGGAACCGCAACGACGCTGACGGCACAGGAGAAGGAAAGACCGATGGTCGAGACGTCTATCGTCCGCCGTTTGACTCATTTGGAATGTGAGCGCCTTCAGGGTTTCCCGGACGGCTGGACAGACCTCGGCGAATGGACAGACAGCAAAGGAAAGAAACACAAGGACGCGGACAGTCCGCGATACAAGGCGCTCGGAAACTCCATCGCGCTGCCGTTCTGGCAGTTCCTGGCGAGACGGATCTGCGCACAGTATGAGCGGGACATCACGATGGGGAGCCTGTTCGACGGCATCGGAGGATTCCCGCTGGTGTTTGAACGCTGCGGTGCAAAGGCGGTCTGGGCATCTGAGATTGAGGAGTTCCCGATTGCCGTAACCAAAAAACATTTTCCGGAGGCAGAAGATGGAATGCCCGTGCGATAAGTGCAAGAAAAAACCGAACTGCCCGGAAAGATGCTACCCAAAGCTGGACTATCTGCGGCATCTGAGAAAGAAACCAAAACAGTGAAGGAGAAACAAATATGATTGTGACTAAAATTCTAAGCGTTTTATGTACTGCCGCATCATTGGCGTGCTGCATCTTTCGAGAGAAGATCCCAGCTAATGTGAGAGATCTTCTGATCTGCTGGCTGTCGCTTATTTGCCTTAGTCTGGCTTTTGCCGCAGCGTAAGGAGGAACCATGAGCGTACTGATACAGGGCATGGAGACGCCTCAGTTTTTTGATCGCTTGTTTGTCGGAAGAAGCTTTGACGGGAGGATCTACATCAGGAACGAGCGAGAAGACGAAAAAGGTGACAGCGTGACGTGGTATCCAGTAATCGAGATCCCGCCGCACGGTCGGCTGATCGATGCGGACGAAGACCCAAGCAAATACGTCACCATTTGGGACTGCGACTGTTCTGAGTTTGGAAAACAAACTGTTATGGCGGTTGATGACCTGAATTATCTTCCAACCATCATCCCGGCAGACAAGGAGGGCTGACGGTGGATAATCACGACTACATCCGGCGAATCCTTGCCAAAGCGAAGTTCACCGGGAATTTTCAAGAAGAATACCAGACGGCTCAAATTCACGCCCTGATTGATACCGTTCCGGCAGAGGACGTTCAGCCTGTCGTGCATGGGAAGTGGATAGAAACAGAGCAACCTATGGGATGGGACAATGTTTCGTGCGCGACGTGTTCTGTGTGTGGCGAGGATTTCGTCCTTGACGAATGGGGGATCGACGATGTGCGCAGAGAAATGCACTATTGCATGAATTGCGGCGCGAGGATGGATTTGGAGGATGACGATGACTGATTACATCTCACGCGAGGCAGTGATAGATTGCATCGACAAGGCGTATGACTATGAATATGATCTTGGAGACAGCAGACACAATGATATGTTCAAGGATATGATAGAGGCGATTCCGTCAGAGAATGTCCAGCCTATCGTGCATGGGACGTGGCTGGCAAAAGAGTATATGCCCGGAGATCCTGGCGTCGGCATAAAAGATATGTGGATTGAGCGGCGCGCAGAACAATCCGATTTCCACGCCTACTGCTCTGAATGCAAAAAAGATGCAGGATACAGCGGAGAACAAAGACTTATTCTTTCAAAATTCTGCCCCAACTGCGGCGCGAAGATGGATTTGGAGGACTGAAATTGAGTAAAGCAGTGCTTATCAGCATACATCCTGAATGGTGTGAACTTATAGTAACAGGATCAAAGACCCTCGAGTTGCGTAAGACGAGACCAAAGATGGAGGCTCCGTTTAGGTGCTATATCTACTGCACCAAGCCAAAACGCCGTCCAGATGACTTTGGCTTTTTCGTCAACGAACAAAAGATTATAGGCGAATTTACTTGCGACGCAATTTACAGCATATGGGCTGGATACACAGCAAACCTCGGTGACGACTGTCTTACCTTTAATGAGCGTGAAAGCTATCTCGGTACCGGCATGGGCTACGGCTGGCATATCACCAACCTCAAAATCTATGACAAGCCGCGAGAGCTTTCGGAGTTTTATGCTAAAAAGAAATGTGATGCTTGCAAACGCGGGGATATTCCGTCTGCTTGCATTTATGACGACGATTGCATTGTTCCAGCCATTCTTACGCGCCCACCTCAGTCATGGTGCTATGTCGAGGAGGACGAATGAAAACAGACGTTCTTTTTTCATCGGCAACCGACATGTGGGAGACGCCGCAAGACTTCTTCGACGAACTGGACAAGGAGTTCCACTTCACCGTTGACGTCTGCGCGACTCCTGAGAACGCGAAGTGCGTGCGGTACTTCACGAAGGAGCAGGACGGCCTCAAGCAAAAGTGGGGGGGTGTGGCGTGGTGTAATCCTCCATACGGCAGAACGATCGGACAGTGGGTGCAGAAAGCCTCACAGGAGGCACAGGACGGAACCGCCGTGGTCATGCTCCTGCCCGCACGAACGGACACGAGATGGTTTCACGACTACATCTACAAGAAGCCAAACGTGGAGATCCGGTTCGTGCGCGGCAGGCTGAAATTCGGAGGGAGCCGGAACAACGCACCGTTCCCTTCAATGGTCGTAGTGTTCCGGCCTGAACAGGAGGAATGATATTTGAGCGAACTATCCGAAAAAGTGAAAACATCCATCGAGCGTCTGAAAGCGTTTGAGCCGGAGGAAGGCTATTATCTCGCGTTTTCTGGAGGAAAGGACAGCGTAGTCTGCAAGGCATTGATGGACATGGCTGGAGTTAAATACGATGCGACATACCGGGTGACGAGCGTCGATCCGCCGGAGCTGGTGCAGTTCATCCGGGAAAAGCACCCAGACGTAAAGCGGGAGGTTCCAAAGGACAAGGACGGAAAGCCGATCACGATGTGGAATCTCATTCCAAGAAAACTCATGCCGCCAACAAGGCTTGTAAGATACTGTTGCGCAGAACTAAAAGAAACGGGCGGAGACGGACGGATGACCGTTACAGGAGTTCGGTGGGCGGAAAGCGTATCTCGGAAAGCCAACCAAGGGCTTGTAACTATCGCGTCAAAAAAAGCAGCCAAGCAGCTTGAAAGTAATAGTTTTTTCTATAGTAAATCGGGGGGGGTGATACTAACAAACGACAATGAAGAGTCCAGACGTGTTGTGGAGAGTTGCTACAAGCATCATAAGACGGTTGTAAACCCTATCATTGACTGGCTCGATGAAGATGTGTGGGAGTTTATAAGGTGGTTCGATATCCCATACTGCCAACTATATGACTGCGGACTAAAGCGACTGGGATGCATTGGGTGTCCGCTTGCCGGGAAAAAGGCGAGAGAGGCAGAGTTCCTAATATGGCCGACATACAAGAAGGCGTACTTGATGGCATTCAAAAAAATGCTGGTCGAAAGGGAGAAACGGGGTCTCCTTGATGGCTCTTGGAGGATGGGAACACAACCAATGGATGTATTCAACTGGTGGATGGAATACGACATCCTGCCGGGGCAGATGGATTTGTTTGAGGAAAACGAAGACATTTAGTCGCAAAAAGCAATTCCACCAGGGCGTTGTGTTCCAGCCAGAATAAAGCACAATTCCACCCAAAGAAGGTGATCAAACATTTCAGAAGCACAAACATCCCTCGCAGAAAGCACAGTCACGACGGAAGCGTCTTTCGCAGAAAGCTCAGAGTGTCCACAGTGGACGTACACGGATTTTGACAACGGAACGGTGTTCCGGCAACTGACGGCGATTGAGGATCCGTATGAGCAGGCAATGGCGGAACGGCGCATGGCGGCTCTGGCCAGCCAACTCAAGTTCAGGAACTTTACGAAATTGTTTCGACTGTACAAGCAGATGCACGCCAAAAAGAACATGCCGGTCATATCAACCGACGGCATCTCGGAGTTTGACGGGCAGCCGATCGAGCTGAATACAGGAGAGTGGCATGCGGACGAATTCGGTGTGATGCGGTCAGCGCCGGGCGGCGGAACCATCGTGGCCTGTACGCACCCGATCCTTCCAGTCAGGCGGCTGCGGTCCATTGACACCAAGGCAATCAAGTACAAACTCGCATTCAAACGCAACGGTGCGCGGTCGAACTGGGAATCGCTGGACATCGACGCCGCTGACATGGCGAGTCCGACAGAAATCGTCAAGAAACTTGCCCCTTACGGCATCAGCGTGACGGGAGGCGACAGGGCGAAGGCTCTTGTGGACTACCTGAGAGACGTCACAGACCAGTCATACGACAAAATAGAGGAAGTCAGATCCGTATCCCGCATGGGCTGGAACGAAGAAGGGTTTTCTCCGTATGTGTCCGGGATCGAGTTTGACGGTGCTGCGGCATTCTCTGGCGTTTACAAGGCAATCAGGCAGGAGGGCGACATCCAGAAGTGGCTTGCAGAGGCGCTGGAAGCCCGCGAATACTCGATACCTGCACGCATCGTTCTGGCTGCATCGTTTGCAGCTCCTTTGGTGGAACCGCTCGGCGTGCTGCCTTTCTTCGTCCACTTATGGTCGGCATCGTCCGGGACGGGCAAAACCGTGTGCCTCATGCTGGGCGCGGCGGTCTGGGCCAATCCCGTTGCCGGCGGAGCATTCTTCCCGACATTCCGGTCAACGTCCGTCGGCTTGGAGATGATGGCCGGGTTCCTTCACAGCCTTCCGCTGTTCATCGACGAGCTGCAGCTTGCCAAGGATTACAAGGGAACTGTCCGATTCAACGTCTACGAGCTGGCATCCGGAACAGGAAAACTCCGGTCGAACAGAAGCCTCGGACTCAACTACACGCCGACTTGGAACAACGTATTCATCACATCCGGCGAGACACCCATCGTGACGGAGACGGACGGAGAGGGCGCTATGAACCGCGTGTTTGAGGTCGAGCTTCAAGCGGGCGCTGCGGCGGTCAGGGACGGCCACAGGACGGCGAACGTCGTGAAGGAGAACTACGGATGGGCAGGAAAACAATTCGTCGCACAGCTCCAGCAGGAGGGTCAGATCGACCGCGCCAAGAAACTGTATGACGAATACTACCAGAAGTGCATGGCCAACGACACTACCGGCAAACAGGCGATGGCGGCAGCGTGCCTATTGGTTGCCGACCACCTGGCAACGGAGTGGATATTCCAGGACGGAAAGGCTCTGACCGTAGACGAGATTGCCGAGTTCTTAAAGATGCGCGAGACCGTCAGCATTATGGAGCGCGGATATCAACTCCTGGTGGACTGGGTGTCCGTCAACGCCAACAAACTGCGCGGCATCCGTGAAGAGGACAGAAGCGAGTGCTACGGGATCGTGAAGGACGGCGTGGCCAACATCATCCGGAGCGTATTCAGCAAGGTCTGCGCAGAAAACGGTCTGAGCGAAAAAGGCCTTCTGTCACATCTCAGGGCGCGCGGTTTGGTGCAGGCAAGCGGCGGAGTTTTTACAAAAGCCGTCAGGTTATCTCCAACACAGGTTGCCAGATGCGTCTGCCTTGTCCTCCCAAAAGAAGATTTGCCGGCGGACGACGAATTCTCGGATGACCAGATTGGTGTTACAGACCTGCCATTTTGACAAAAAAATGGAAGAACTTGGAAAATCTGTAACAGGTGTAACAGGTTGTACAGGTATTTTTAAATAAAAAAAATAAAAACGTGTGTGAGAGAAACAGGGGCAGAAAGCCAAATTATGCGCACACACTCTCGCGCGTATGGAAAAATTATTTTTTACCTGTACACCTGTTACAAGCATAAAGCGACACCCGAAAAACCCAGTGATACCAACGCTTTCAGGCTGTAACAGGTTTTGTAACAGAACGGAGATTTTACCTGTACAACCTGTTACGGACGCGGCACAGGAAGGAGAGCATGGACAGAACCGAGACGATACGCATTCATGCGTACAAAAATGAGAGGCTGCCGACAGACGCGTCATGGACGATGCCGGAACGGATGCTCTGGTACGAGTACAACGACCTGTACAAAAGATTCCGCGCTGGAGCCATCCAGAAGGATCAAGCAGAGACAGAGCGCAACCGGATCATGCGCCAGTATGAAACAGACGTGACCGCCAAAGAGATGAGCGACCGTGTGTATCAGGCGCAGGCGAACCTCTGGAAGCGGATCGAATTGTCCGCAAACGCATACAGGAAAAACAGGACGCTAGAGAATGCCGATGCCTTTATCGAGGCGGTATACAACGTAAATTTCAAGGGGAGTGATCAGCAATAGCAGGCGCAGAAAATGAAGAGTATATCCTTCCAAAGCAGGATAAGCAGGACGATGAAACGTACATCCTGAATCACGCAAACATATATGACGAAATAGAAATCCATGAAGACTGCACGGTTCAGATTCTTAGGAACAGCGTGACCGGAGAAATCAGCGTTGGGTGGTGGGACAATGACCCGGACGCAGAACAGAACCACATGCTGCCAAGCTGAACGGAACGACGTTCGATTCCGAAATGAACAGAAAGGGGCAAACACATACGAAAGTAATTGAACCATTTGTTGAAATCATCACGCCCATTGACTATGACGCAATGCTGCGCCACATCGAGCAGTGCGGCAGGACGTGCTACAAGTCCGAACATAAGATCACAGAAGGAAGCGCAGAACGGTTTATCCGGAACATCATCAAACGCGGACACGAAAGCGTTCTGGAGCATGCGTCCTTCACGGTTCGCTGGACGGTGGACAGATCCATCAGCCACCAGATTGTCCGGCACAGAATCGCAAGCTACAGCCAGGAATCACAGCGCTATTGCAATTATGGGAAGGATGACTTTGGCGGAGACGTGACGTTTGTGCGCCCAGTCCAGATCACAGAGGACACGCCGGCGTTTGCGATATGGCAGACCGTGATGCAGAAATGCGAGTGTGCGTACTTCGACATGCTGACGCTGGGATGCAGCCCGCAGGAAGCCAGGTCAGTGCTGCCCAACTCCACCAAGACGGAATTGATAATGACCGCAAACATCCGCGAGTGGCGGCACTTCCTGAAACTGCGCACGTCGGAAGGAGCCGATCCGAACATGCGGAACATCGCAAATCAGCTCCTCCAAGTGTGCAAGTTCGCCATGCCTGCGCTGTTTGACGATATTGGAATGGACGGTGACGGTATTGAGTGAAGTTATCTTGGACAGCGGCGACCGCACAGCCTTCCAGACCGGAGCTGTCCGTGATATGCACGAAGGCAAGGGTCGCATGGATCTGCTTCCGTGGAATGCAATCATCCAGGTCAGCAAGCACTGTGAGGCAGGCGCACAGAAGTACGGCGAGCACAATGTCGACAAGGGCATTCCGGTACACAGCCTCATGGACAGCGGGATCAGACACGCCGCAAAGCACATGATCGGGCAGGTCGATGAGCCACATCTGGTGGCGGCTTGCTGGAACCTGCTGTGGGCGCTTGAGATGGAGCTGACAAGGCCGGACATGGTGGACGTTCCGTGGACGCGCACATCGATTCCAGAGGTGACGCCATGAATTGCCCGAACTGCAACGGATACATGCCGGTGGTTGACAGCGGAAACACCGGAGACGCCGTATACCGGAAGCGTAAATGCAGCGCGTGCGGAGCTGTGATATACACGGAGGAACTGGAAGCACCGGACCGGCGCGTACAACGGAGGCTTGGTCATTTGCGATATATGGCCAAGCACAGACAGAAAGGAGACGCGGCATATTGAACCTGATTACATACATCACAGGCAGAAAGCGCAGAAAGGAATTTATCGCCGACATTAAAGACCTGGATGCCCGATGCGAAAAACTATCCGACGACCTGAAGCACAACGCCGAAACATACGCAAGAGAGCTGAATCTGGCCAATGATGAAGTGGCGCGTCTGAATGCAGAACTTCAAAAAGCCAAGGACCGTTACGCGTTTTCGGAAAGAGCCTCCCAAGAGTATCTGGACAGAGCCGAGCGCGCAGAAAGGAAGTACAGCGAACTGGAGGCGCACCTTAACAGCATGTACAAAGAGTATGAATCATTCAGAAACCGTCTGAACAGGAGGGATGCGTGATGGCGGGAAAGGCAGAAGGCACAAAGTCAAACGTAATTAGCATGAATCAACCATCCGGACAGAAAAGCACGGAGGTCTCCACCCTGGAAGACGCGGCGAAGGAAATCAAGAAGCGCAGAAGGCCCGATTCGTCAGAAATGCAAAGCCCGCACCCGGATCCCGGAGAGAATACGCGATACATGCAGCACTCTCTGACCATGATGGAATGGAAAAAGCCGGACATGGGCGATCCTGTCTCCGTGAAGAACCGCGTCCTGCAATACTTTGAACTGTGCAGGCAGAACGACATGAAGCCGTCCATAGAGGGTCTTAGCGTGGCGCTGGGTACAAACCGCAAGACGCTTTGGAGGTGGGTGAACGGCATCGTGCATAGCGTTTCGCCGGAGTCCAGAGAAGTCCTTGAAAGCGCCTACGATGTAATCAACGCACAAATGGCCGATTACATGCAGAACGGCAAGATCAATCCGGTGGCCGGTATTTTCCTAATGAAGAACAATATGGGTTATGAGGATAAGACAGAAATGGTCCTGACGCCTAACAGCGCTTTGGGCGAGGAGCAGCGGCCTGATGAGATTGCGCAGAAATACGCAGAGCTTCCGGAGTGATGAAAGGCAGCGCATAATGCCTCCAGAGTGAGGTCAGGCAGAAAACAGAAGCCTATACGCGCAGAAAAACCGCTCAGAAGTGCAGGACAAGTGAAAAGAAAGAACCGCTCAGATCATTACGGTCTGGGCGGTATCTATTTATTATAATACATATATTATTTAGTTTCGATATTGCATTAGGGTTATAGGGTTATAGGGTTCCCGTGGCTACTGTATCACGCAGAAAGACGGAAATCAAGAGGTGTGGCAAAAGATTGCGGAACATCTTGTGATATGCGCGGGTTGCAAGATACCCCACAAAACAACCGTCCTGGATTGCGCAGAAAGGGCGGTTCCGTTTTTTCTGGATGGACGCAGAAAGGGCTTCCAGGGTGGGTTATGCTGGGTGTTGCCGCGCTGGTGGTGATGGTGTTGGGTGGTGGTTGTGTGGATGGGGCGTGTGTTGCCCGCGGCGAGACACGGCAAAAAATCTGTCAAGGTTTTTACCTTTACAGTCATTCACAGGCGCACAGATCCTCACAGAGGCGATAAAAACAGCAAGGCATAAACAGACGAACAAAGAACAAAAACGGCGCACAGAGGCGCGCAGAGCGCGACAGAGGCATTCGTAATTATCGCACAAAATGGAAACAGACGCGGACGGGCTGAAAAATAGCCGCGTCGCGGCCCTGGACGGCCTGCACGCCGGTTTCGATCATGCGCCGGGTTATTTATTGCGGATCGGCTGCAGACGCAGGAAAAGCCCGCCGGAGACGTTCCCCGGCGGGCGCGGTTTATTGAATTTTCTCGGCGTTTTTTTCGCGGGCAGTTTCAAGTGAATGTATGCGCGATTCAAGCGCAATCACGCGCCGCAGCGCCTTGTCAAGCTCCGCGCGATGTTTCGCGGCTATCTTTTCGGAGACTACGCCAGCTCCGTATCTGTCCGCGTCTGCGTCAACGTCGACGGCACGCCGCGCGGAAATCAAATCCAGTTTGGCAACGTCCATCAATTCATAAAACCGGGAAAGCTGCGTTTCACAATATGCGATATTGTTTAACGCGTTTCGCCGCGTTTCCGGTTCGACTGGATCCGGCGCGGGCGGTCTTGATTCCTGCGTCCGTTCGTATCCTGGACGGCCTGCGCGCGTCCTTGCGCCGACGGAATACCCGACGGCAAGCAGGACGGCGCAAAGAGTAAAAACAAGTAGTATCATAGTTAAACCCTCCATATAATATCATTGACTTTTACCGCCGTTTGTTTTAGTATATTCAGGAGAGGAGCGCGGCGGCGGTTGTTTCCGCGCCCCTTCTCCGCGTTTGCCGCTCCGGGGGTAGTCCGGGGCGGTTTTTATTTGTTCAACTCTTCTTCAATAATTCGGATCGCCTCGGCCGTTTTCCCGGCCTTCAGCATCTCCAACAGCAACCGCAGCATCAAGCGAAATTCCGCAAGCATTTCTGCATCGCCTCCGGGATCGTTTTTGTTCATATCGTCACCGCCTTTTTGATTGAGTAGGGGAGGGAAGTGCTCCCTACGTTTATTATTATAGCAGATTAAACGTAAAAGTCAATAGTAAAATTAAAAATAAACGTAAATTTTTTTATTTTTTTGCTTTTCGGGTGCGCGTCCTGGTCTGTATGCGTCCAGGCGCGCCCGGATCGACGACACCGGCGGGGGGGATTTCGGCACCCTGGACAGCCGGGTGTAACCACTCCCCGCCCAGAAAAAACAAAAAAGACCAATTCGCGCCAGAAAAATTTCGAAAAAACAAAAAAGGCCCTCTCGGAGCAAAATTTTTCAGAATTACGCTTGACAAATTAAACGTAAACATGTATACTGATGGCAGAACTGAACGGAACGACATGGAGGGAATATGGATGAAAAGAGCGGTAGCGTATTGTAGGGTGTCCACGGCCGGTCAGGTTGGGGAGGACAAATTCGGGATTGAGTCGCAGATGGACATGATTCGGGAATACTGCAAGCAGAATAAGATTGAGGTTGTGAACTGGTACGTCGACGAAGGCGTGAGCGGCGCGGAAAAGCACAGACCGGCTCTGAGCAGACTCTTGGAAGGCGAAGTGGAGAATCCTCCAGTACAGTATGTGATTGTCGCAAAGGCAGACAGACTTTCCAGAAGCGTCGAATTGTACTACGGTTTTAAGTCTCGCCTCGCAGACCTTGACTTGGAACTGATTAGCGTAAAAGAAGATTGGAGCGCGCAAGACAAACTGACCGCACTGATCATTGAAAACTTCATGGCTGTGGTTGCAGAGATTGAGAAAGAGAACATCCGCGTCCGCATGTCTGGCGGTCGGAAGCAGAAGGCAAAGCACGGCGGATACGCTGGTGGTAAGGCACCGATGGGATATAAGGCCGTGAATGGTGCGCTTGTCATCAACGAAGACGAGGCTCCGGTTGTCCGATTCATCTTTGACCGGAAGAAGCGGGGCTGCACAATGATGTCTACAGTCGACGCACTGAATGACGCGGGGTATCACACGCGGAACGGCAAGCCGTTTGTGATCAGCACGGTACAGAGCATTTGGAACAACGAGCGGACGTATCGCGGTGAGTACAGATATGGAAAGGATGGCGAGTGGGTTAAAGGCGTTCACGAACCGATCCTGAAAGACTGATTCAAAAAAAATTCCAAAAAACAAAAAGGTCCGTCCGAGTGTGGGCGGGCATCAGCCGAGCGGGGCTATTCCAAATGGAAGGAGTAGTCCCGCTTTTTCTGTTTCTTGGCGGGGCGTCGATTGATATGGAACGGTCTGATGTACTGCGGCTACAGCAGAAATTACTCTCTGGTGGCGAACGCGACCTTTCGATGCTGTGCGACGCATTTGAATTGTGCCGGAACCTGGACGACCACGACGGAAACAAGCAGGTCCGGGCGTTGGCGAATTATCACATTCGGTCTGGCGGCGGTTCACGCGCACTGGAACTGTACTTTAAGACGCATCTGTTCGACGCGGTGCAGAGTTTTGACAGTTACATGATCTACATGGAGAAGAATCGCGAACAGAAGAAACAGTTTTATCTGCCGCGCAGGAAGCAGCTCCATGTGGTGGTAGACGCGATGCAAGACCTGTCTGAGCGGAAACTGGAGCTTCTGGCGGTCAGTCTCCCGCCCGGCGTTGGAAAGGCTCTGGCAAACGACACTCCGGTTCTGACACGAAACGGATGGAAGAATCACGGAGATCTTGTTGTCGGCGATGAAGTAATCGGTCTGGACGGAAAATACAAGAGCGTCCTTGCGGTTCATCCGAAGTGCATGGTGGACAGGGCCGTCACGTTCTCAAACGGAGATGTCATTGTCTGCCATGAGAACCACGAGTGGGTTGCTGTTGACCGAAGCGATCCGAAGCGAAGCACAAAGGTCCTGGAAACGAAGTACATGGAGCGGCGCAAGATGGAATCCGGCGGCACGGAGCACAAGCGAGGCCATCGGTATATGTTCCAGTTGCCGCAGAGGCCGATTGTAGAAGGAACGTATAAAGACCTTCCGCTTGATCCTTATACGCTCGGCGTGTGGCTTGGCGATGGGACAAACACAAATCCGACGCTTTGCAGCGCGAAGTGTGACATTGCGGTTATAGACCGCGTTATCAAAAACGGAAATGAAATCCGGTGGCAGACGATTCACAAAACGACCGGAGTGTATTACTTCGGGTTTGGCTTTCGGGAGGCGCTTCAGGCGTTTGGAATGTGCCACAGCAGGCATCGCCGTCCAAAGCATATTCCAGTTGAATATCTGACGGCATCGCTTGAGCAGAGACTCGCGCTTCTGGCAGGACTCCTTGATACAGACGGAACGCTTTCCGGCGAAAAGTATATCTTCTCCACAACAGAAACGGAACTGCTCGACTCGTTCCTGACTCTGGTGGCGACGTTCGGATGGAGAACGTGCGTTGTTTGTCAGCCAGCAAGGACATCGTCAAGCGGCGTTGTTGGCCGAAAGGATGTATACGTTGTTGGGTTCACGCCGGATATTAAGATTCCATGCGTTCTGCCTCGCAAGCAGAACACCGGAAACTGCGCAAGACGGGCGGTCTCGTTTACGTCCATTCAGCGTACAGAACCGATAGAAGGAAACTGCATCACGGTTGAGGGCGGCGTTTATCTGGTCGGGAAGAATCTGCTTCCGACGCACAACAGCACTCTGGCGCTGTTCTATCTGACCTGGCTGGCTGGGAAGCATCCTGAAAAGCCGATCCTGACAGGGTCGCACGCAAACTCCTTTTTGGCGGGCGCATATGCGGAGTGTCTTCGCATGATGGACAAAGAGGGCGACTATCTGTGGCATGACGTGTTTCCGGAACTGTCCGTCATAAGCACGAACGCGAAGGACATGCTGATCGACATTGGGCGGGATAAGAAGGACGCGAAACGGTTTACGACGTTGGAATTCAGCTCCATCGGGTCCGGAAATGCCGGTAAAGTCCGCGCCGAACAACTGCTGTACGCCGACGACCTGATCCCAGATTTAGAAACTGCGCTGTCAAGGGATCGACTTGACAAGCTCTGGGGGCAATACACCACAGACCTGCGGCAGCGTAAAATCGGCGACTGCGTGGAGTTGATGATTGCGACGAGGTGGTCTGTCAGAGATCCCATTGGGCGGCTGGAGAACTACTACGCTGACAACGACAAGGCGCGGTTTATTGTAATGCCTGCTTTGGACGAGAACGACGAGAGTAACTTTGACTACCCAATCGAGGCCGGATTTACGACGGAGTTTTACCACCAGCAGCGGGAGATCATGGACGACGCATCCTGGAAAGCACTTTATATGAACCAGCCGATTGAGCGGGGCGGTCTACTCTATACGGAAGAGGAACTTCGGCGGTACTTTGAACTGCCGGACGCGGAACCGGACGCAGTCTTGTCGGTCTGTGATACCAAGGATCGCGGCTCCGACTACTGCGTGATGCCGGTGGCTTATCAGTATGGACAGGACTTCTATATTGATGACGCGGTTTGTGACAACGGAAACCCGGAACTGGTTGAGGCAAAACTGGTTGCCGTCTGTTTGAAGCACAACATCCACATGAGCCGGTTTGAATCGAACAGCGCCGGCGGTCGTGTTGCAGAGAAGATTCAAAACGAGATAAAGTCAAAGGGCGGTCGTACAAAAATCACAACAAAGTACACGACTGCAAACAAAGAAACCAAGATTCTTGTCAACGCGCCGTGGGTAAAGGAGCACTGCCTGTTCCGAGATCCGTCCAAGACGAAGTCAGACAAGGAGTACCGCACATTTATGGGCATGCTGTGCGCCTATTCTCTGGCGGGAAAAAACAAGCACGATGACGTCGTTGACGCGATGGCCATGCTTGCGGAATATGCTCAGAACTTCACGGCTGGGAAAGTGGAAGTGTTTTCAAGACCGTGGTAGGCACAAAATATTTGAACGAATACCAAAAAGCACCAAGATATTCGCGCAAATGTTTGTGAGCCTATTGACGCAGAAATTTTCTTTGAATAAAGTATAGACGGAAAACTATGCCGCGAGGGGATGACTATACCCATTGGCGGCATGACCGCCGCCGTCTCGCTTTGGAGGGTGCATGAAAGAGCAGGAACGGAAACTGACGCCTGGGCAGATTAAGGCCATTGAAGACACCGTAAATCGCGGTGACCGCGTGGAGGTCGTGCCTGTGAAGGACGGAATCAAGCTCCTGCGCACCAGACGGGACGAAGTGAAACCAAGGTAGCACAGCTACACACAAATATTGACCTGCTGGGGTATGTTCCAGTAGAAGAGCCGAACGGGGCTGACTTGTAAAGATTTCTTACAAGTTGGCTCCGTTTTTTTATTTTGCTTGGAGGTGAACCGTTTGAGCGAGCAGACCGAGGAAGTCCAGGTCAGGGGTATTAAGAACAGCTCGGACAATTCGTCTCTGGGCGTTATGGGTCCGATGGAGATGCACGGCAGGCGCCAGATTTTCACGAACGAGGCAAAAGTCACGCGCGGAAACGTCGTGAATGTCCTGAACAAGGCGCTGGAAGTGCATAACAGGAACCGTGCGGAAGAGGAATATCTGGAGCGGTATCTGCGCGGCGTCCAGCCGATTCTGGAGCGCGTAAAGGTACACAACGACTACGTCTGCAACCGGATCGTCGTGAACGTTGCAAATCAGATCGTTACGTTCAAGACCGCTGAGTTTGCGGGTGAGCCGATCCAGTACGTCTCGCGCGGAAACAAGCAGGATGTTCCTGAGAAAATCGACAAACTCAACGCCATGATGCTGTCTGAGGGCAAGCCATCCAAGGACATGGACCTGGCGTACAACATGTTCACTTGCGGGACTGGATACCGCCTTGTTCTGAACGACAAGGCAACCGACATTGTACGCGGAGACCTTCTGGACGAGGCTCCGTTTGAAATTTATGTGCCGGATCCGCGCTGCACGTTTGTAATCAGAAGAAACGATGTTTCCCGCAGAGTCGTTGCCGGCGTGACGTATGTGTTCCTAGACGAGTCGTCGCAGCGTGTGCAGTACACGGTCTACACAGAGGACGAGACGTTTGTTCTGGAAGGAACTGCGCAGTCTGTCGGGAGCATCGTGAAATCTGCCGTACACAAGACCGGAATTGTGCCGATTGTGGAGTACCCGTGCAACTCCATCCGCATGGGTGCGTTTGAAGTTGTACTCCCGATGCTGGATGCGTACAACCTGACAATGTCTGACCGTTTGGATGGCGTTGAACAGTTCATTCAGGCGCTGATGGTCTTTGAGGGCGTGGACATCACGCGCGATGACTTTCTGGAATTGAAAGACCTTGGCGCTATCAAGATTCCGCCTGCTTTGGATGGAAGAAGCAGCAAGGTTTACTACCTCAACCAGCAACTTGACCAGGGGCAGACGCAGACGCTTGTGGACGACATGTACCACACGATTCTGCGCATTGTCGGCATGCCGAGCCAAGGCAACGCAAACACATCGGACAGTTCCAACAATGGCGCGATCCTGCTGAAAAACGGCTGGTGGGATGCGGAGTCCCGCGCACTGGAGACGGAAGGTCAATGGCGGCAGGCGGAGACGGAGTTCCTGAAACTCGTTTTGAAGATTTGCAAGGACGCAAACGTACTGGACGGACTCAGCATTTCCGACGTGAAGGTCAAGTTCGGTCGCCGCGCTTACGAAGACAAACTGACCAAGGTGCAGTCGTTCACGATGCTGATGGACCAGAATGTACCGCCGACTCAGGCATACACCTATTCCGGCATTGCCTCTGATCCGGAAGCAGACGCGATTGCGTTTGAAAAATACCGGGCGGAGCGCGAGGCGGCAGAGGAGGCGCGTTTGGACAGCGAGGCCGACCGCGAGCGGGAAAGGATAAGCTATGGCAGATCCGTACAAACTGGCAGACAGAATCCTGTCGCGTCTGAACCGGGCGATACTCCGTAGATTTTCCGCAGTACGGGCGCTTTTGATCGGCAATGGATTTGACGAGCTAAATGTCCTGACAAAAATGGACTCACTCTATGCCGGGCTGCGGAAAGACTGCTATGAGGCGTTTGCAGATCTTTGGCTGGAACGCTATCTGGAAGTCTGGCGGCAGTACGCGCCAAAAGATAAGAAACTGCCGGATGAGGACGAACTGGATGATCTGGTTGAGATGCACTTGGCTGGCCTTCTGGAGAAGCCGCACCCGGTCACAAAGTATACATATGATTCCGAGATTCCGCGCAAGAAAGATCGAGCCAAGGAATCCGTAATTGCGCCGACCAACATGCCGGCCAGGCGGTTTGAACTTGATAAGGCCATGCGCCATTGGACGCAGATGACCCGCTGGTATGTGGATTTTACATCACAGGACGCGGAGGTTGAGGCGTTTGTTGATATGGGGGCAGAGGCGGTCCAAAGACACGAAATGGATGACACGCGGACATGCGCCGAATGCCGCGATGCGGACGGAGACATCTATCCGGTCGATAAAATACCGCCACTTCCGCATCCTGGATGCCGAAGATGGTTTACCCCGGTCTGGGATCCAAAAATATAACGATTGTTTTCCTCCTTTTTTCCTCCTTTCCGAACTGCGGCGGCTCAGTTCCATGCCTTTCAACCGCCAAATCTAATACACGATAAGAGGTTCGCGTATGAAACTGGACATCATTGTTCCGCACTACAAAGAGCCGTGGGAGACGTGCTCGTATCTATTCAACAGCATCGCCATGCAGCGCGGAATTTCGTTTGACGACATCCGCGTGATTCTTGTCAACGACGGAGACTTCTGTGTATTTGGCGCTGATACGTTTACCGGGTATCCGTACAGGATCAACTACTACGTCAAGGAGCACGGCGGAGTTTCTGCTGCAAGAAATTACGGCCTTGACCATTCCGACGCGGACTATGTGATGTTCTGTGACGCGGACGACGGGTTTCTGAACAACTATGGTCTGCATCTTTTGTTTGGAGCCATGCAGGAAGGATTTGACTTCCTGATGTCGAACTTCGTGGAGGAGACGCACGACACGGCAGGAAACCCGATCATCGTCAACCACGACAAGGATCTGACATTCATGCACGGAAAAGTGTACGGGCGGCAGTTTCTTGTTGATCACGGGATCCGGTTTGACCCGTCGCTGACGATCCATGAGGACGGCTATTTCAATAACGTGGCCTTTCTGGTGGCAAAAAACGAGGGCAAGACGAAGTATGTCACGACACCGTTTTACCTCTGGTGCTGGAACGACAACTCCGTCGTGCGCAGCAACAAATCGGACTTTGTGCTCAAAACCTACGACCACGTCATGTCTGCGAGGATCGCAACGTGCGCGGACATCGGACGGCGCGGCTATCTGGAGGAATATGAAGCCAACGTCCTGATGACCGTACTTAACAGCTACTACGACTTCCAGAAGCCAGCGTGGACGGATCCGAAGAACCGGAAACTGTACGCGCAGGCGGAGAAAGAGTTCAAACGATTCTTCGACCGATTCAAAAAGGTCTTCTACAACGCAACCAACATGAAGGTGGCGCAGTACGCACAGACGGCGCGGCAGACCGCGTATGAATGCGGCATGTGGATGGAAAACACCGATCTGCGCTCGTGGATCCGGCACATCGAGTACGAGGTGAAGGCATGAGGGCGGCGGTATATACCGGCACGAGAAATGTCTACTCGGACATGATCCCAGCCGTGAAGAGCCTGATTGCGAACGCGAAAATCGACAGGGTGTATCTGCTTGTCGAGGACGATGCGTTCCCGTTTGAACTGCCGCCAATGGTCGAAACGCGGAACATCTCCGACCAGACCTTTTTCCAGCCGGGAGGCCCAAACTATAACAGCCCGTGGACGTACATGGTGCTTGTCCGGGCGGCGTTCCCGAAATTGTTTCCGGAACTGGACACGATCCTGTCTTTGGACATCGACACCGTCGTAACAAGAGACATCTCGGAGCTGTGGGAGTTGCCGATTCCTCTGGATGACTTTTACGTCGCCGGGTGCAGAGAACCGCAGAAGTCGGTAGGAAAGCTCTATTACAACTGCGGCGTGATGCTGTTGAATCTCAAAAAACTGCGAGCCGACGGAATGGATGACCGGTTGATCCGGCTGCTGAATGAACGGCACTTCCAGTTTGCCGAGCAGGATTGCATGAATGAGCAGTTTCAGGGCTACATCCTAAAGCTGCCACCGGAGTACAACGTCAACCACTTCACTGAGGAGACGTCGACCGTTCGGGTCGCACATTTCGCGGCGGTTCAGAATTGGCAGAGTTCCACTTTGGTAGAAAAATACCGATCTATGAGCTGGAAAGAGGTCTTTGAGAGACGAAACAGGATGCTTTCGGCGAACGCCGATTGACATACGTCAGGGAAGACGAAAATCGCAAACAGTCAGAGAAGACTATAACCGCACAAAAAAGCCAGAGAAGGCTCAAATCGCAAGAAAAGGAGAACATGAACAATGGCTGAGAACGAGAACGTGACTGGAGCGCAGGCAACGGAACAGACTGCTTCTGAGCAGACCGAAACGAAGACCACCGAAGATGACAGCACAGAGCTTTCCAAACTGCGTGCACAGATGGCAAAGCAGAAGGAAGCGCTGGACAAGGCCACCAAAGAAGCGGCTGACTTCAAAAAGCAGCTCCGCGCCAAGCAGAGTGCAGAGGAAGTTGCAGCCGAGGAAAAGCGCATCAATGATGAGGCGCGCGACAAGGAGCTGGCGGATCTCAGAAAGCGGTTCGCCGTGGCGGAGACCTCCAAGAAGGTCATGTCCTTCCTCGGAGACGAAGCCGTTTCCAATACGGTCGCCGAAAGTCTTTACGGGGCCGAAGACGTAGACGCTGCTGTTGCAGCATTCCAAAAAGCGTGGATCGCCCGCGAGAAGAACCTGCGGGTAGAGTTTGGGAAGATCCCGGCTCCGGGCGTTGGCGCTTCTGACGGGCCGACGATCACGAAGGAACAGCTTGACGCGCTCCCGTATCTGGAACGTCTCGACTACGCCAACAAACATCCGGCTGAGTACAACCAACTGCTCGGCAGGAAATAAAACAACGAAAGGATGACGCCTCATGGCACAGGTTAATACCACCACCGGCACTTATCTGAGTGCTCTGTTCAATCCGCAGGTCGTTGCGGATCTCATTGACGTCAAGCTGACCGACAACATGGTTTTTGGCCCGCTTGCTCGCATCGACCGCACCCTCCAGGGACGCGCTGGCAACACCGTCACGCTGCCGTATTACAGCTACATCGGTGCTGCCAGTGCTGTTTCCGAGGGTTACGACATCCCCATCAGCAAACTGATCCAGAACACGAGTGCTGTTTCCATCGTGAAGTACGGCAAGGCCGTGCAGATCACGGACGAGGCTGTTCTGTCCGGCTATGGCGATCCCATCGGCGAGGCTGCCGGTCAGATCGCTCTTGCCATTGACGACGCGATGGACAACCTGCTTCTGACTAAGATGGCATCGGTCAGCTCCACGCAGGTCTACACGACCTCCAATGCTTCGACCGCCCTTGAGCCGGAGGACATTCCTCTTGCGCTCGTCAAGTTCGGCGAGGATTACGACGGCCAGAAGGTTCTGCTTGTCACCCCGGCGTTCTATGCCAAGCTGATCGGCAAGCCCGCCTCCACGAACTGGATTCCGGCTTCCGAGATCGCGGCGAACGTCAAGATCCGTGGCTCTGTCGGCATGGCATACGGTTGCCAGGTCATTGTGACCAACCGCCTGACGGCAAGCGGCGCGCTTTACATTGTGCGGCCCGGTGCTCTGGCCGTCTTCATGAAGCGCGACACCATGATCGAGACCGACCGCGACATCCTGAACCAGTCCACGGTTCTGGCCGGCTCCAAACTCTGCGCGCCTTACGTCATGAACGAGGCTGGCATCATCAAGCTTACCGTCGGCTCCTGATCCGGAGGTGAGCGGCAATGATGCTCCACCGTCATTTTGAGGCGGGCAACGACAAAACGCCGCTGACAAAGACAGACGACCTGTCCAAGCGTTCCGGCGAGGAATTTGTCTCTGACATTTTCCCGCCGGACGAGGACAAGCCAAAGCGCGGCAGAAGAAAGAAAGAAACCTGACGAGGAGGCGGCGACATGAACGTACTGGAGCGGCTTCGCCTGCGGGTGAGCGACCCGGAGCAGCCGGAGCCGGATGAGGACATCCTCAAGGAGTGCCTGGAAGAGGCAAAGAACGCGATCATGGCTCGCCGCTATCCTTACCGCGCATGGCCGGACGAGCTTGAACCGCAGGACGTTGGGCGGCAAATTCGGATTGCGATTGCAATTTATGACAGGATTGGCGACGAAGGGGAGACCGTACACATCGAGAACGGCATCCATCGGACGTATGAGTCGAGTTGGATTCCGAAACAACTCCTTGCGGACATTATTCCGTACTGCGGGGTGGTTTCGTGAGAACGACGAACAGGAATAAACGGCTCTGCTATTTTTGCCTGTACGACGGAAAGCGTCCGCTTCTCGATGAAAACGGAAAGGACACCGGAGAGAAAATCCTTCTGTATAAACCCCAGAAGAAGCTTTGGGCGAACATTTCTCCGGCGACTGGCGTATCCGGCACGGAGCAATTCGGAAACTTGGAAAGCTACGACAAGGTTATTGTCACCAACGACATTTCCTGTCCAATTGACGAAAACTCCGTGCTTTTTATCGACAAAGCGCCTGAATACACCAGGGTTCTGACGTGGGAAAACACCGAGTCGGATACGCTTCTGGGGGATGACACACTAACTCCGGTCTATGTGGACGTCCCGGTTCCGGATTACATTGTTCGGCGCGTTGCAAAGAGCCTCAACAGCGTTTCAATTGCCGTTCGGAAGGTCACTTTGAAATAACGGGTGATGTGCAATGGCTCTTACGATTCGCATTGGGCTGAATACGGACGATGTCAGCGCGGCAATCCGCAAACTGGAGGCATATCGGGATGACCTTGACCGTAAGGGAAAGGAAATCTGCCGCAGGCTTGCGGAATATGGCGCATCGACTGCACGTCCGCTGTTCGCAAATGCACTTTATGACGGCAACAACGATGTTGACGTGACAGTCGAAGAGAGCAAAAACGGTTACACCATCTGCGCAAGCGGAAATGCCGTCTTGTTTATTGAGTTTGGCGCAGGCGCGACGTATGGATACGGACACCCGGAACCGATGGGATACGGCCCAGGAACGTGGCCTGACCCGCACTACGGCAAAGATTCATCCGGTGCAATCGTCCCGAACTGGCAAAACGACCGAGGATGGTGGACGCCGAAAGAGGCAGGAGGCAAACACACATACGGCAACCCGCCGGCAATGGCGATGTATCAATCTGCGCAGGAAGTTAAAAGCGAGGTTCTGCGCGTGGCAAGGGAGGTGTTTCAGTCATGATCGACCTTGAAAACGATTTATACGATTATATTTCAAGGGAACTTCTGGCTGTGCATCCGAACTTAGCCGTATCCGACCAGTATGAATCCACTTTGGCGGAGCTTCCCGCCGTGACCATCACGGAGGCGGACAACCGCGTTGTGGAGCGCATGCGGACAGACAACATTGAAAACGCCGTGCGAGTCATGTATGAGTGCAATGTCTACTCCAACCGCGCTGCCGGACGAAAGTCGCAGGCAAAGCAGATCGCAGATACATTGGATGGAATCATGCTTTCCATCGGGTTTACACGGACCGTTCGGACATCCGTTCCGAACGCGCCGGACACGAGGATGCACAGGATTGTGCTTCGGTATGAGGCTCAAATCGGACCTGACCGGGAAACCGGCAAGTACCTGATATACCAGTCCTGACAACACATAAATCATATGAAGCGGTCGGCAAATGTGACCGGCCGATTGCCGAGCGGGGCGATGCGCAGGAGTGCGTATTGTTCCGCTCTATTTGCAACATAACAATGAAAGGAATGAGGGAAAATGTCTGAGAGATTTTCGACTGCCGGTATGTATCTGTGCTATGCGCCGGAAGCCACGAAGGACACGAGACCCACGAGCGGATACATCAAGATCCCGGAGATCAAGTCGATTCCGTCTTTCAACCCGTCTCCTGAGACCATCGAGTCTACAACTCTGGAAGAGACTGAGTACAAGACCTACGTCAAGGGCCTGAAAGACATCGGCGGCGCGCTTGAGTTTGGCGCGAACATGACCGACGACCTGGATACCGCGTGGGCAACGCTGATCTCTACCTTTAACAGCACCGTTTCGGCGCAGAAGAAGGTTTGGTTCTGCATTGCGCATCCGTATCTTTCCAAGGCAACGTTCTTTACGGGCGACCCGTCCGGAATTGGACTGAACGAGGCATCTGTCGGCGGTATGGCAGAAACCACGCTGTACATTACGCCGACCGGCTCCCCTGTCCGCGAAGACAAGCCGTCGCTGGCATCCTGATAAACAAATTATTTTTTGCATCCTGAGAGGAGGAGCAAACATTGGACGTTAACGAGTATGTAAAGCCGATCCGACTGACCTTTAAGGACAAGGATCAGACCTATGAGCTGGATTTCAGCCGCGAGAGCGTTGCCTTTGCGGAGGCGCGGCAGTTCGACCCCGGAGACGTGGCGAAGTATCCGCAGACAAAAGTACCGGAATTCTGGTACTACGCATTCCGCAAAAACCATCGCGGACTGAGCCGCACGCAGACAGATGCGCTGCTTGAAAAGCTGGGCGGTCTGACCGCAAAGATGGGCGAACGACTTATGCTCCTGTACGCGCAGGCGCAGGCGTCCAATGCCATCCAGACCGAAGAGGATCTGGAAAAAAACGGACAGGTGACGGTGGAGATGGACGACTAACCACTCCGCCGTCCTGCCGTGAAATCTTCTGGCGGGACTTTCCGTATTTCCTGTCAATCGGCATGAGCTACGACGAGTACTGGAACGGTGATGTATGGCTCGCGCAGGCATACTACGAAGCAGACCGAAAACGCACGGAGCGAATGGATCTGGAAGCATGGCTGCACGGGTTGTACGTTGCCAAGGCCATAGACGCGACTGTAGGCAACATTGGAAAGCGACCGGGCGATAAGCCGACCGAGTATCCGGATAAGCCTGTGACCACGACGCGGCCAATCACGGAGGAACAGAAACGCCAACAGGAAATTGCCTTTGCCGAGGCATATATGAACCAGATGGTGCTTGTCGGAAAAGACTGGGGAAAGAACCAACAGGAATGATAAGGGGGTGCTTGCATGGCCGTCGATATGGAACAAATCAACATTGAGATTGAGGCGACCAGCGCAGACGCAACCGCACATATCAACAAGACAATTGACGCATTGGGCGCACTTCGGGCGAACCTCGGCGGGCTGGGTTCTTCAGCGAGGAACATCAAAGAGTTCTCGTCCGCAATCGGAAATCTTGGAAGCGCATTCGGGCGCGTAAACAAGGCCATCCTCGGAGGTGTCGGGAGCGGTCTTCGGAGCATTGTAGCCGCGTTCGGACAGGGCCGCGCAGACGGCGTGCGCGAGATGGCCGAGGCGATGAACCAGTTCTCTACAAGCGGACCTGGGATTGAAGCGGCAAGAGACGCGCTTAAGGAAATATCAAGATTGGACTTCTCTAACCTCGAACGGGGCGCAGAGGCGGCAAAGAACTTTAGAATCGAAAGCGAAGGCCGCACAAACGATAACAGTGGCGGCAGTGCTCAAGATGTCATGAGCACCATAAACGAGTTTGCAAATTGGATTGACGAATCTAGCGATGCAGCAGAAGTCGGAACGTCAAAGTTCAGACTGTTTATGGGCGTCGCAGAACGGCTGTTTGCTCCTATGGACAAGGCGGCATCTGCTGTTGGTCGTTTTGCAAAAAATATCGCTACCGCGCCGTTCCGAAAAGCAGCAGAAGGACTCAGGTCATTTGGAGACAGAATTTCTCAACTTGGGTCAGCCCTTAAACGAATTGCATTCTACAGGATTATCCGAACAATTATTAAGGAAATCGGAGAGGCGTTTCGCGAGGGAGTAAACAATGTTTACCAGTGGAGCAAAGCAATCGGAGGGTCGTTTGCGACCAACATGGATTCCGCCGCAAGCTCCGTCTTGTACTTTAAAAACAGCATCGGTGCGGCAATGGTTCCGCTGCTCAACTCGGTAATTCCGGTTTTGCAGGCCATTATCAACAAGGCTGTTGAAGCGATCAACGCTTTGAACATGCTGTTTGCGAGACTTTCCGGCGCTAGTTCGTGGACGCGCGCAAAGATGTACCCTACAGAATACGCAGAAGCGGCAAACAAAGCCGGAGCCGCAGCCAAGAAGGCTTTGGACTATGCTCTTGGTTTTGACGAGCTTAACGTGTTCGACGATAAGAAAAACAGTGGCGGAGGCGGAGGCGCAGACAATCTAAACTATTTGGATATGTTTGAAGAGGTTCCGCTTGGAGAACTGGGTGGGAAACTTGCCGGGATATTTGAAGTTTTTAAGAAAGCGTGGGAAAACGAGGGACAGAACACCATTGACGCAATCACAAAAGCTTGGACAAATATCAAGAATCTTCTTAAAAGCATTGGAGAAAGTTTCCGAACTGTTTTTGAGAATGGAACCGGGCAACAGACCATTGAAACAATTTTGCAAATCGTGCAAAACCTCGCCGGTATCGTTGGAGGTCTTGCAGAAAGCTTCCGAAGAGCGTGGGACGAAAACGAACGCGGGACAAAAATCATTCAAAATATCTGGAACATTGTAAATAAAATTCTTGGCTTTGTTGAGCGTGTAACGGATGCGACTGAGGAGTGGGCTGAAAATTTGGATTTTGCCCCGCTTCTTGACAGTGTGGACGAGTTTACCGAGGCGCTTGACAAACTGACCGGAACAATCGCGGGAGGTCTAGAGTGGGCGTACAAAAACGTGCTACTTCCGGTTGGAAAATGGGTTATAGAAAAAGCTGCCCCAAAAACCGTTTCACTTCTTGCGACCGCGCTTGAAACCCTTAATCTTGCCATTGAGGCGCTAAAACCAGCTGGAGAGTGGCTGTGGGAGAACTTCCTTAAGCCGGTTGGCGAGTGGGCCGGAAAAACGTTTATCGACGCGCTGGATTCGATTAACGACGCGTTGAAAAAGCTTAACGACCTCTTGAGGGGAAATACAACGTTTTCGGAGTTCTTTGATGAGCTTACGGATGGGCAAGCTGTTTTTCTCGGAGTTTCGGCAGCCGCGCTTGCACTTTATGCGGCGTTCAAGACGATTACAACCGTCACGTCCATTGTCAGCGGCGCGCTGGCTGTTGTGACAAATCCTCTTGTTTTGATTGCGGCTGGTATCGCGGCTGTGGTCGCGGCGGGTGTTCTTCTCATTAAGCACTGGGATGACGTGAAAGCAGCTGCGCAGACCGCGTGGCAAGACATTCATGACGCCGTTGTCGGAGCAATAAACAAGGTGCTTCAGCCGATCGAAAATTTTGCAAACAAAACAATCAACGCGATTAACGGCGTTATAGACGTCATTAACTCGCTTGGCTTCAATATCCAGAAACTCAACAGCATTTCCATCACAATTCCAACGGTGAACAGCGTAATTGATGATGCGGCCAGCAAATTTCCTAAAACAGCAGGAGCCAAAAAGAAAATTTTTGCATCCGGCGGTTTCCCGGATCAAGGGCAACTGTTCGTGGCACGCGAGGCCGGTCCGGAGCTGGTCGGAACCATTGGGGGCAGAACTGCGGTTGCCAGCAACAGCCAAATCGAGTCTGGCATTGCAATTGGCGTGGCCGCTGCGAACGGACCGGTCGTTGACGCCATCAACACACTGATCGGAGTGGTGCAGAGGATTGACCCGACTGTCGTAATTGGAGACGGAGAAATCGGACGGGCTTACGACCGATACAGGAACGGGCGCGGCGCAACGGTATCCTCCGGAGCGTTTGCAAACGCATATTAAGGGGGCGGTTCTGTGAGAAGTTTTTTGACGGTAAACGGCATTGAACTTCCGATGCCGCACCGTGGACTGAATTTGAAGGTTGCGACAATCGTAGACAGCGCGAGAAACGCAGAAGGCGTGGTGGTCGGACAAAAGGTTGGGCGAGACCAGCAGAAGATCGACAGCCTGGAGTGGGTGTATCTGCCGGCGGCAACGTGGCAGAAGATCCTACAGATATTCGACCAGAACTTCTTCGTAACTGTCACATATCCGGACATGGTGACTGGGACGTGGACGACCAGAAAGATGTATCCGGGCGACCGATCCGCAACGCCATTCTGGCTGGACCAGTCGAGTGGACTGCCGAGTTTTTACCTGAACTGCAAGGTCAATCTGGTCGACTGCGGAGAGTAAAACATACATTATATATTTATAACGCAAGGGAGGTGCATGCTTTGAAAACGGTGAGCGATACATACGCTGCCAGCATGGCCTCCCTTTTGCGCAACCGTTCGTATGTCAAAGTCCGGTTTGAGAACGTCAACATCTACGCAGCATCGGACGGGAACTGGGTGTCAAACAGCACCGGGCAATGGTCGGACTTGTCGACGCTCGACTATGAGTACGACTATGGAAAACGGTATGAGACGCTGGAGCACAACCGCTGGTCTCTGGATGGAGCCGGACGCCTCATTCCGACGGATTTCAACATTACAGACGGATTCTTTTCATCCCAGATGAGCGGGGCAGACGGACTGTTTGAGAACGGTAATCCTCTGTTGACCAGAGCGTTTTCCGCTCCGCACGACCTTCTCGGCCTGACACTGGTTTGGGACAGCCGTGCAAATGAGTGGCCGATTTCGTTTGCGCTACGGATGTACGACGACGAGGATAATGTGCTGTTCTCGCAGGTTATTCGACCGAACAGTGCAGAGACGTATGTCGAAACAAACGCGCAAGGCGTGTTCAAAATCGAAATTGAATTCATTGCGATGCTGCCATACCGCAGAGCAAGGCTGGAGTCGGTCAAGTACGGTATGACGCGCATCTTCGAAAATAAAGATATCCAGAGCACTGCGCAGTCGCACGATGTCGACCCGATCACACGCCGTCTGCCGCAGGAGAAGTTTGAGTTTACGATCATAGATTACGACCGCGAGTATGACCCGGACAATCCGCAAGGAGCGTATGAGTTTATCGACGCGAATGCTCCGGTATCCGTGCAGTACGGATACGAACTGCCGAACGGAAACATTGAGTGGGTCAAGGCAGACCGATACAAACTGTCCGGAAAACCGTCTGTCAGCCAGAACATCGCGAAGTTCTCTGCAACCGGACTTCTGGGCAGCATGACCGGGACGTACTACAAGAGTACAGTAGGCTCCAAAACGCTGTACGACATGGCAGTATCGGTCTTGGAGGACGCGAACTTAACACCGGCTCCAGACGGAAGCGACCCGTGGGTTTTGGATAGCAGCCTTCAGAACATCGTAACAACTGGCGTTCTTCCAATTGACACGCACGCAAACTGCCTGCAAATGATTGCGCACGCCGCGTGCATGAAAATATGGACGGACGACGACAACATTATACACATTGGGCCGCAAACGCTGTATCCGATCAATTATGAGGCGCCGTTTACCCTAGACTTCACGTCCATGAAAGACGGATCTCCGGTCGTGACGAAAATTGATCCGCTCAAGGCCGTGAACGTCTGGAAATACGGATACACAACGGCCGCTGCAGCATCGGAAATTTATAAGGGTACGATCACCGGACTGACGGCGCACATCGAGTTTTCCGGACTGGCACAGAATGTATCCTTCACCGTGAGCGGAGGAGCGCTGGCAAGCACAGCCGTATATGGAAGGGCTGCAGACCTTGTGTTCACAACGGAAGGAACACACACCGTAACGGTCAACGGAAAGGTTCTTCAGGAAAGCTCGACGGTTTACACTTTTGAATATGCCGATGACGGTTCTGTTGACGAGGAGAAGAACCCGCTGATAACGAACGACCAGATGGTTTTGGACATGGCCGCATGGGCGTCGAGCTGGCTGAAGATGCGCTCTACATATGACGCGGACTATCGGGGCAACCCAGAGCTGGAAACCGGAGATCCGATCAACATGCAGACGCGGTATCAGGAATCGACGCTCGGTCTGGTTCTTACGGATGAAATCACGTTTAACGGAGCGCTGTCCGGTAGGGTAAAGGTCAAGTTGCTGGAGGCTGGTTTGTCATGATCGAACTGATAACGAACCGAACACAGGAAGATGTAAACCGCCTGACGGAGCTGACACACAAGGCGCTGACCGGTACTGGCGCAACATTTGAAGACCGTCTGACCGAGGCGGAGCAGGAAGAATGGCTCGCGCTGAGTAACAAGGGGGCGTACAACGCAAGCGACCTGAACCGAGTCGGGACAGCCTGCGCGACATTGTATGCTGCGTTTAAAGGTGCAGGATATGAAATTCCAGAATACTATCCGACGCCAACGGACTGGAATGTCGAAGATTTCCCATATCGGCGCGTGATGGATTATTACATTGGAAATGTTGCGGCGATGAAGGCCGCTATAGGAGCCGAAACAAGCATTCCGAACAATATGGATGGCTTGGATATTTTTGGGGCAAATGCCATCGAACGGCTTCTGGAGGAGATCAACGACCTTTTGAATCGAGTAACACTCGGATTCATTTACCTGGGCGAAGGAAGCACTGGAGAGTTCTGAGAAAAGAGGGAAGCGAATGAAAGATTTTATTGCGGCGGGAACCGGGAACAGCCGATACCTAAAGTCCTCAATTCCCGATGACACAACGTGGGCGCAAGCACTGGAAATGCTTCGGAACGGAACATTCCCAATCGACTTGAACGGAATCAACCCAGCCGGCGTAACGCAGCAAGGGACCCCGCTGAATAAGGCAAACCTGCTTTCGGATGAGTCGGCTGCTCTGTTTGGATTGGACAGCAATGCGGTGATCAACGACGTGTGGGAGCTTCTGTCAACATCGGGAACGTTGTCCACGATTCTTGTTACAACGGAAGCGGACAGCCGCGTGACTGCAACCAAGGGCGATATTGTAAAGTACGGAACGCAGGTCAACGACGTGTACTTGATTCGCGGAATTACGCCGGGAAGCTGGACCGTAACGGCTGAAAAGGGAACAGATACGGCAAGTCAACTTGTGGTTGTGTCGGATCCACAGCAATACTCCGTAAACATTGTTTACCCGCGCGTATACGGCGTGAGCTGGCGGTTTGGAAGTTCCAGCCAGATGACAAGGACAGATGATGCTGCAGCGCTTTCTGACCCACAGCCGTATGTTCTTGGAGCAAGCACTGTGTTCAGCCCGTTCGACAACATCATGCCGTGGGCAGGAATGGTGCGCGTTACAGACGAGACTTGCGGCGAACTGGTGGCAATTCCGAAGTTCTGGTACAAACTGGAATACATTGTTGAAGAGCAAAACGGCGTTGAGGCTAACGTCGGAATCAACATTAAAATTAGCCCGACAGAGCAGGCCGGATTCCACATCAGTCCGGCGCACATGCCAAGAACTAGTTCTGACGTAGAACGGGATATTGTGTATGTTGGGAGATATAAGTGTGGAAGTGACTTCAAAAGCAAAACCGACACCGTGGCAATGCAATATGAAACGTCAGTGGATTCAAGCGTGGCGTCCGTTGAAAGTGGAAAAACATTTGTGTTCGACTATGCAACATGGTTTACGATTCTGCTTCTCTATTTGGTTGAGTATGCAAACTGGGACAGTCAGAACTGCATAGGGTATGGTTCTGGAGACGGTACATATGCTGGAGCAGTTAACAGAAAAACCGGTTATACAGACTTGATGCCATATCACACAGGAACAATGAAAGAAAGCAAGTCAACGTATGGTCCTGGAACTCAGTACAGATATGTGGAAGGCTTGTGGGATATGTGCGGAGAAATAATTGCATCCGCTGCGTTGAACCACCAGAGCGGATTTAGTACGCGCATGCGGCTTGCCGGACGGTACGATTCCGGGACCGAAAACACTTATGATGAAATAACGGCAATTGCAGACACACCAAGTGGATATGTGGACTCTCTTGCATTGTCCGACGCTTGGATTCCTCTGTTTTATCCGGATTCGACTGGCAATGACGTTGCAGGCACATGTGACTATTTTGACACTTATGCCCCAATCGAAACATACAAAAAATATTGCATTTGCGGATCGGATGGCTACGACGGAACGCAAAAAGCAGGAATAATCGGACTTGTTGGAAGAGAGTTTTCTGCCGGAGTATCAAGCCCTTTCACGAAATTCCGTCTCATCAAACTTTCGTAAGGTGGTGACGATATGAGCGATGCAATTATCGTTGCCCTTGTGACGGGCGCGTCGGCTGTGATCGGGCAGATCATCGTGTCGGCAAAATCCACCAAGGAGCTGTACGCGAAGCTTGACAAGCAATCGGAGATCGCAGACACGGCCATCCGGGGCGAGATCGCGCTGGTACGGTCGGAGCTGACAGACCTCCGCAAGCAGGTCGAAAAGCACAACTCCGTGATCGAGCGTACATATGCGCTGGAAAAGGAGCAGGCCAAGCAGGCGGAGCAGATCAAAACGCTGTTCAACAGCAAAGGCTGAGAGACAGGGGAACTGTATTACAAGGTATAACAAAGAGAAATAAAACCCGCGCCCGGAAGCGGTCGGGCGTGAGACCAAGAGCGGTCGGCAGGGATGCTGGACGCTTTTTATTTTTGGAGGATTTATGGTCGAGAAGAATAAAGACCAATACACCGTTGACATCTTGGCTGCGATGGCAGAACGCACCATCAAAAAGCTGTGGGTTCTGATCATCCTTCTGGTGGTCCTGCTGTTTGGAACAAACGCAGCGTGGATCTGGTATGAAAGCCAGTGGGAAGTAGTCGAAACCACGGAGGTCACGCAGGAGAATGAAGGCGGGTACAACAACTATGTCGGACGGGACGGTGAAATTGTAAATGGCGAGACAGACCATCAGGACGACCAGAAGCCGCAGGAGAAAAACTGGCGGTAACAGTGGATACCGGATCTGCAACATCTGCCACGGCACAGGGCGCGTCCGCGCAAAGTAAGCAGCAAAAGGAGATGATCCTGTGAGCAATATCATCAGAGCGCGGTTCATTCCGGAGGGCAAAAACCAACTTGAAACCGACGCGATATACCAGTACAACTACGGAAACATTTTGGATGTGAGCGCAATAGATGGCCTGCCGCAATCGTTTGAGGTACATTTCTGCAACAAAGGCGATGATGAGGCTCCGGCCAGCGTCGGTCTGAACGGACAGGTTGAAATCCCAGATGCGTTTTTGCAGACCGGAGAGTATGTGTACGCCTACATCTATCTGCACACTGGCGAGTCCGACGGCGAGACCGAGTACAAAATCGTCGTACCCGTGGCAAAACGTCAGACTGTTTCTCACGAGACTCCAACACCCGTGCAGCAGGGCGAAATCGAACAGGTCATGGCGGCGCTGAACGCTGGCGTAGATCGTGTGGAGGACATCTATGAAGAAATCGACACCATGTCGGCGGTTGCAAACACGTTGCCGGAAGGTTCTCCCGCTACAGCCGATTATGATCATGGTGTTCTGACCCTTGGAATCCCGAAAGGCGACAAAGGCGACGAGGGTTATTCTCCTTCTGCGTCAGTATCGAGGGATAATGACGGCGTTGTGATTACAATTATCGACAAGAGCGGGACTACAACACAAAAGGTCTATGATGAAGTCGGATACATGAACTTTCGAATCGACGACAACGGACATTTGATTTATGAGAAGACAGAGGACGTCGACGTTGATTTCGCTATCATCGACGGGCATCTGTACATGGGAGGTGATTTCGATTGATCACGGTTGAGGAGAAAGATCTTGGTCTTGTTACGGCGTATGGGTATGCGAAAGAGGCGGGCTTTGTCGGCAATGAGGACGAGTACATTGCGACTATGCTGAAAGACTACCTGACACCAGAGATGTACGGCGCGGTCGGTGACGCAACAACGGATGACTATGCTGCTTTAGTTGCGTGCATCGAAGCCGCCGTGGAGAAGAGTGTCCCAGTAATGCTGACGGCCAACTATTATTGTGCGCAAAAACTAACGTTGGACGGCGTTACAATCACGGCCATGCAAAGGCGAACCATCAAATTCCCAGACAGTTTGGCACAGCCAGTCGAAATTCAATCGAGCGTCCGACTGGAAAATGTGTATGTGTACAAGTCGGGACTTGTAACGACGGATGACACGACCGGAATTCTGATGACCGGTAGCAATAATGTGCTTTCCGATGTACAAGTATCAAACTACCGGACCGGAATTAAACTGGCGGGAACGTCGGGTGTGGCATATAACAAATTTGTTCGGTGCTACGTCCGAAATTGCATAGAGGGCATTTACCTGCTGAATTCCGGAAGCGGTTATTCGAATGAAAATTCATTTGAATACTGCACGGTGCGGTTGGACTCAAACATCCGGACGAGGATCGAGGGGTTCGGCGGAGACTACGCGGACCGTTTTGCTGTGACGCTGGAGCGGGAATCAGATGCGGCTAACAACATAAACAACAACCGGTTTATCGGGTGCAACGTGGAAAACTGCTTCAACGGGTTTTCTGTCCGTGCGTTTTACTGCCTATTTCTGAACTGCAGAACAGAGGCAAATGAGATCGCGTATTATTTCCACCAGACAAACGGCGGGTTTAACTATGTAATCGGAACATACGGACAAACGAGCACAACAAACATAAAAGAACTCAACGATGCACAAACTGAGACTAGAAACAATTTTATTCTGGCACGCGGATACAACATGTACGTTGGGGAGGCGATCCGGCTTTACGACTCCTACAGCAATCAGAGCGGTGTTAAGTACGTCACGGGTAGTAGCGGTGGGATTGTCCTGCAGCAGACAACAAACGACATTGCAAGGTTTTCAAACAGTCTGTTTGACTTCAAAAAGAAAAAAGTGCGCGGACTCAGGCCGGAGTCTGTAACGACAAGGCCGACTGTTTACAGCAACGAGGCTGGCGTGTGCGTATTTGATGAAAATCTTGGAATCCCAATCTGGTGGAACGGGACCAAGTGGATCGACGCGGCTGGAAATGTTGTATAGGGGGGAGAGAAAAAATGAGCACAACAAGAGGAAACATCGATCTTGGAATTGTGACCGCCTATGCACTGGCTGTATCGAAGGGATTCTCCGGGACAGAGGAGGAGTGGCTGGCGAGTCTTAAGGGAGAGACTGGAAGCAGTGGGTTCAGCCCAACCGTCAGCGTTGAGCCGATTTCTGGCGGACACCGCATTATTGTAACAGACGCGGCAGGAGAAGACAGTTTCGATGTATTGGACGGATCTGATGGAGCTGATGGAGCGCCGGGAGCCACCGGACCGCAAGGCCCTACCGGAACAGACGGCGTCTCTCCGGAGGCGTCCGTCGTGCGGGTGCAGGGCGGCGCGCAGATCACGGTTACGGACGCGGATGGAACGACGACGGCAACGGTCTACGACGGCGATCTGACGTTGGACGGTCTTGCAAAGGCGTTCCCGACGGACACGGACTCCGGATCGGTCGTCACCATCCAGGACGGCGCGGACGGCATTCCGGTGCAGGATCTGACAGTGCAGATCACGCCCGTGCAGGCCGGCAGCGGCGACCCGTCGCCGTCCAACATCCGGCCCATCACCGGCTGGACGGACTGCACGGTCACACGCGCCGGGAAAAACCTGTGCCAGACGCAGCCGGTATACGATAGCGGCTCGGCTGACATTCTCGTCAAATTCGGGGCAAACAAAACGTTCGGCGCGGTCACTATATCTTTTACAGCGGAGAACGCAGTGTTTACCGGAGCCCCAGGAAACGCTTTTCTCGATTTCCGCGAGGCGAACGGGACGCATCACTATGTAACACCCCATAATTTCGTCAACGAAAACGGGACCGTCATGGACACGGCGAACACGTCGTACAGCGGCAGATTCCGCGCGAGCCTGTCAAACATCACGTTTGAGCGGGTGGTCTGCTACTATGATCCAAATTCGTGGAACAAGTTCACGTCCGATGCTCTGTCAGACTTCCAGATCGAGGTTGGGCCTGCCGCAACGCAGTACGAGGCGTATGCCGGGACAGACATCCCGATCACGTTTCCGGCGGGAGCCGGGACTGTATACGGCGGCACGCTCGACGTGACGACGGGGCTTCTGACGGTGACGCACGTGCAGAAGGTCCTCGACGGATCGGATGCGAGCAGATTCGCGGTTACGTCGAGTGGTGCGGTCCGCTACAACCCGAGTCCGAACATGCTGACCGGCAGAAACTACGGCGACCCGTGCGCCATGGCGGACAAACTGAAAAAGGCAGAGGCTCCGGCGGCTTCTGGGGATTACAGCATCGTCTTCGGCTCCGGCAATCCGTACATCTATGTCGTCGTACCCGGAGGATCAACGGTTGCGGCGGTGTGCGCCTGGCTCGCGGAAAACCATGTCACGATCGTCTATCCGATTGCGACCAAGTTGACGTACCAGATCACCGCGCAGCAGGTCACGACGCTGCTCGGGCAGAACAACATCTGGGCGGACACGGGCGGCGTGTCCGTGACATACCGGGCAGACCCGGAGTTGTACAGCGCAGAGCGATTGCTGGAGGTTAAATCCATGATCGCAGGCGTTGAGGCCGAGTACAAGGCGACGCGCAACTACACGTCCGGCGATCTGTTTGTGGTTGGCTCGACGCTCTACCGGGCGACGGCCAGCATCGCAAACGGCGGGACGATCACGCCGGGCAGCAACTGCGCGGCGACCACGGTTGCGGATGAGCTTGCAAGCGCAGGAGGCGGAGGCGGAAGCGGAGGGGCGGTCAGCTCCGTCAACGGCAAGACCGGAGCAGTCGTGCTGACGGCAGCAGACGTCGGAGCCGGAACCTACTCCAAGCCGAGCGGAGGCATTCCGTCAAGCGATCTTGCGGCTGCGGTGCAGACTTCTCTTGGTAAAGCTGATACAGCACTTCAGAGCGCCCCTGTGCAATCTGTTAACGGAAAGACCGGAACGGTTGTGCTCAGCGCATCGGATGTGGGTGCAGGCACTTACTCTAAGCCTTCTGGTGGTATTCCTGCAAGCGACCTCGCAAGTGGGGTTATCCCAACTGTTCCAACCAAGGTTTCCGACCTGACAAACGACAGCGGATTTGTCAACGCCTCCGGTGCTGCTGCGGCGGCTCCAGTGCAGTCCGTCAACGGGCAGACTGGGGCTGTATCGCTGATGATTCCGTCTTCAGCGTCGGATGTTGGAGCGATTGCGGCTCCGTCTTCTCCGACTGTCGGGGATTTCCTCGTTTATACCGCGAACGGTTGGGCTGCGCAGACGCTGGCCACTTGGCAGGCCGGATCGTACTGAAGGAGGTCTAAATTATGGCTGTTGGTAAACTCGTAGATTCGACCCAGCTTGACGCAGACCTGACCTCCGTGGCGAATGCGATCCGCACCAAGGGCGGCACAAGCGCAAGTCTTGCGTTCCCGGCAGATTTCCTCACGGCAATTGCGGCGATCCCAAGCGGCGGTGGAGACCCAAACGAGAACCTTGCGAAACTCCTGCAAAATACACTGACAACTGTCAACTGTGATGCTACTTCACTTTACAACGGAATTCGCAATACGACAGGAGTTAAACATGTTTTTTTGCCGCAATGCACCTTTGTCACCACGGATGCTTGCTATAACGCGACTGGCCTCATTGACATTGTTCTTCCGCGGGTTACATCGTTTGGAACGCGAATTTTTTATGGATGTACCGCGCTTGTGGCCTGTGATGAGTATGCAGCAAACATAACGGGAACTTTGTTCCAAAACTGTTCAAAATTCAATACACTGATAATTCGCAAAACTTCTTCCATTGCAACTCTTGCAAATATTAGTGTGTTTAGCAATACACCGTTTGCGTCCGGAAAATCCGGCGGGACTTTATATGTTCCGTCTGCGCTGATTTCGTCTTATCAGGCTGCCACAAACTGGAGCACCATCTTGGGATACACCAACAATAACATTCTTCCTATCGAGGGCAGCATTTACGAGACGCAATACGCAGATGGAACGCCGATCACATGAGGAGGGACGGGAATGATCGTACAAGAGCATTTTGACGTAAACGGACGCGATTTTGTCCGCACCTACTCTGATGCAGGATGCTATGTCGTGCGCGAGGGTGTAGAGTACAGTGAGGCTTGCGATCCGGCAGAATTCGGGCGCCAGTACACCGAGGGAGACCCGATGCCGGAGAGCGAGATCGACGCTGCCGAGATCCTCGACATTCTGCTTGGGGGTGAGGAGACATGATCACGCGGAAACGAGCATACCAGCTCCGCAGGCTGATCGAGCGGGCATCCGCATCACTGGATGACTCCGACGCGTTGGACGGCATCGAACTGTTCCCGGAGTGGGCGCCAGATACTGACTATGCGCAGGGCGTCCGCCTCCGCCGGGACAGCAGGCTCTGGCGCACCAGGCAGGCCCACAGAAGTCAGGCGGAATACCCACCGAGCATCTATACTGCAAGCCTTTACGAGATCGTAGAGCGTCCGGGTGAAGGAGATACGCCGGAGAATCCGATCCACTACGAGGGCAATATGGCTCTTGTGAACGGAAAATACTACGAGCAGGATGGAATCGTTTGTCGCTGCACGCGGGATACCGGTGTGCCTGTGTTTGCGGCGCTCAAGGATCTGGTCGGGATCTATGTGGAAATCGTCGAATGACAATAAACGTCAAAAAACCGTCGTATACGGCTGGGACAAGATTTAAGAAACGGAGGCAAGAACAATGAGTGTTACATGTACGCGGAGGCAGAGGCATGACGATTGAGCTGACATGAGAATCAAACGCAAGTGGGCGAAGGGCGAAATGAGCCGGACCATCGTAATCTATTGCATCCGGACAATGACGGCTCTTCTCGCATGGGCAGTCCTGATGACTACTCTCGCCGGTATCTTTGGATGGATGCTTGACTTGACGCCTGTGCTGACGTTTGCCGGTGCGTTCTTCGGTGGAGAACTGACACTTCTGGCATTCAAGCGGATTTTTGCAAAAGATGACAAGGAGGCTGAACAGAATGGATTACACCAGGATTATTGAGGCGGTCATCGCTTTGGTGGCTGCGGTTCTGACCACGTTTCTGATTCCGTGGATCAAAGAAAAGTATGACGCTGAAAAGCTGAAAAAAGTACAGACGTATGTAGATATTGCTGTCTGGGCGGCAGAGCAGATTTACCGTGCTTCGGACGGCGACGCGAAGAAGGCGTATGTTCTTCAGTACCTTGCGGAGCGTGGAATCCGCTTTGACTCCGAAACCGTTGAACGGATGATTGAAGCAAGCGTCCTGATGCTGAAAAACGAACTGTACGGCGTAGACAAGAAGGGCGGCGAATGACAATGATGCTGGCAAAAGATCTTGCCGACAAGATGAAAGACATTGCCATGAACTATAAGACCTGCTACGTCTGGGGCGGGTGTGGCATGCCAATTACAGAGGCAACGATCAAAGACAAACTGACGCAGTATCCGAACGAGAACCAGAACTTCTGCGCAAATGCCAGAAAACTGATTGGAAAACATGCGTGGATGTTTGATTGCGTCTGCACGATCAAGTCTGTTCTGTGGGGTTGGAAGGGTGACTGGAACAAGTATTTCGGAGGCGCTGTTTACCGCTCCAACGGAGTCCCGGATGTAAGCGCAGACGGCATGATTAACCTGTGCAAAAGCGTCACGTCCGATTTCTCAAAGATTTCCGTCGGCGAGGCGCTGTGGCTTCCTGGACACATCGGCGTGTACATTGGCGGCGGTCTTGCTGTGGAGTGCACGCCGGCGTTTGACAATGCAATGCACGACAACGGCGTAAAAATCACGTCTGTCGGAAACATCGGGACCGTCAGCGGCTATCCGACGCGGAAGTGGTCGAAGCATGGAAAGCTTCCTTGGGTCAACTACGCCTATGAGCAAGAGGAGAAGCCCGAAGCAGCGAAAAACGGGAAAATCATTATTGACGGCGTTGAGAAGCCGATCAACCGAATTCTTCAGGACGGATACAACTATTTCAAACTGAGAGATCTTGCAGAGGCTTGCGGAAAAACATGGCCGTATGAGATCGGCAACAACGGAAATATCGCGGTTCTGACGACCAAAAAATAAACCGGAAGCGCAGAAAGGGGTGATCCTGCTGCTATCCGACTTTGAAATGATCCAGCACCAATTCTACGGCGGACATGACATTGCTGTTGTTCCAATATTTGACGTTCATCTTGGCTCAGAAGAGTGTATGGAAGAGGAGTTTGAACGGTTTATTGAAACGATAAGAGAACAAGAGAACGCTTACGTCGTCCTTGGTGGAGACCTAGTCGATAATGGACTGAAAAATTCTCTGACAAACGTGTACCGCCAAAAGTACATGCCGTCTGAGCAAAAGCGGCGCATGGCGCAGTTGTTGGAACCGATTCGGGATAGAATCCTATGTTCCGTCAGCGGCAACCATGAAAACCGATCTGCAAGAGAATGCGACGATTCTGTGACCTATGACATCATGTCAAAGCTTGATCTTGAACATTTATGCCGGGAGAACATGGCGTTTGTCAAAATCCAGATGGGGCAGGCTCACCGGGAAAGCGGTTCTCGGAATGAAGGACAGAAGCGACCGACCTATTTTTTGGTTGTGACGCACGGAGCCGGAGGAGGGCTGCTGACAGGAGGCGCTGTTAATCGCGGAGAACGGTTCGGATATGTCATAGACGGCATGGACGCTCTGATTGTTGGCCATACACACAAACCGTTCACGACACAACCAGGGAAAATATACATTGACAAGCAAAACAACCAGGTTTCAATTAAGCCGTTCAAAGTGATATCCGCAACGAGCTGGCTTCGGTATGGAGGATATGCAGCCGGGAAAATGCTGCTACCGTCCACGCACGACGTCCAGACACTGACGCTCTGCGGCAACAAGAAAGAGATCGTGGTGACAATGTGAGGATTGACAACAGGGATATCCCATACGACGTCGACGTCATGGACAACCTCATTGAAAAGCGAATCCATTGCAAAGACTGTAAAATAGTTAAAGATATTTTGCGGCTTCGATTTATCAAGGGGATGTCGTTCTTCCAAATCGAGCGGGAAACTGGAGTATCGCTCAGCACCGTAGGGAGAAAGATCCATAAATACGGAGACCCGCTGCTTCTGGAATTGGCCGACCAAATCGGCTTCTTTGAGAAAAAGTGAATCGCAAGTGACAAGAAAGAGACCTGATTGTGATATCGCAATCAGGCCTTCTTTTTTATATGCTTTTCACAGAAAGAGGGTGTCTGTTTTGGACAGTTATGACAATGACTTTCTGTTCATTGACGATTTTTTTTGCGTCTATGTGGACTTTCGAGAGAAGGAACAGAAGGATTTGAAGAAATATGAGCGCATGTGGGAGCAGCTTCTTCTGGAGGAATCCGAGTGATGTGGCGATACTACAACCCAAATCCGGTTCGGTCTGACGGCGTTGGAGATTGTGCCGTCCGGTCCATCGCGAAGGCGCTCGGTCTGAGCTGGGAGGAGGCTTTTTCGCGTCTTGCGTACAACGCGTACCTGATGGGTGATATGCCGTCCAGCGACGCCGTGTGGGGCGCTCTTCTGCGGCAGAATGGCTTTGTGCGGCAAGTAGTTCCGAATACCTGCCCGGGCTGCTACACCGTCGAGGATTTTGCGCACGACCATCCAGAGGGCGTGTATGTGGTCAAGTCTTCCGGCCATGTCGCAACGGTCGAGGACGGAACGCTCTACGACTCATGGGACAGTTCTGGGGCAATCCCAATGTACTTTTGGACAGAACAATAAGAAAGGATGATACAAGTGGCAGCATATCCGTATTACCAAACTTATCCGTATCCGTATCAGACTCCGTACCCGGCATACCAGCAGATCCAGCAGCCGGTTCCTGCGCAGGCGCCGACGTTTACGCCGACGGTATCGCAGGCGGCGTCTCCGATCCAGCAATCCGGAATCATTTGGATTTCCGGTGAGCGTGAGGCGCAGATGTATCCCGTGGCTCCCAACAACGCGGTCACACTCTGGTCGCAAACAGAGCCAGTCGTGTATCTCAAGCAGGCGGACGCAACAGGCAAGCCGACGCTGAAAATCTATGACCTTGTGGAGCGCGTACAGACCGCAGAACAGGCTACAAAAGCTGGGGCGCAGACGGATGACTACGCAAAGAAATCCGATCTGGCGGCTGTCGTGGGCGCGATGAAGGGGTTTGACGAGGTAATCGGTGGCATCAAGTCTGACATCGAGGCCATGAAGGGCGATATGTACGGGATCGCCGGGAAGAATAAGCGACCGGCAAGAAAGCAGGATACAGAAGATGCCGAATAATCCGTTTTTTGCCGCGATGGGCGGCGGTCAGCCAAGCATGATGCAGATGCTTGGACAGCTTAAGCAGAATCCGATGCAGTTTCTGATGCAGAGGCGCTTTAATGTTCCGCAAAACATTGGCAACGATCCGAACGCAATTCTGCAGCACCTCGTCCAGAGCGGGCAGATCAGCCAGAACCAGATTAACAACGCATACCAGATGGCGCAGAAATTTCGAAGATAAAACGGTTTGAGCCGTCGGCGCGCGAGACGGTTTGAATAAATTACCCCGTGCCAAATCTGACAGGCACGGGCTGACCGGATAATTCCCGGAGAAAGGAAATACTATGGCTCTTGAAGATTCCAACGGCACCGGCATGTATATGCCCGTTGCGCCTGCGTATGGCGCGCAGAACGGCGGTTTCGGCTTTGGCGGGGACTGGGCTTGGATTATTCTCCTGCTCGTCCTGTGCGGCGGCTGGGGCGGCATGGGAGGCTTTGGTGGATTTGGCGGCATGATGGGTCTTGGCTACGACTTCCCGTGGCTGCTCAACGGCCAGCAGAACATCATGGCTAATACCAACAACGGTTTCCGCGACCAGATGATCAACGACAACGTGACCTCCATCAGAGACGGCGTTGCCAATCTCTCCACGCAGCTCTGCGGCTGCTGCGGCGATATCCAGAACACCCTGTGCTCTGGCTTCGCAGGCACAACTGCCGCTGTGACCGGCGCGCAGAACGCCATCGCCCAGCAGCTCTACTCCAACGAGCTTGCCTCGCTCAACCGCAGTTTTGCCGAGCAGACCGCCAACACCGCGGGCTTTACCGGTGTGCAGTCCTCGCTGTGCGACATCCGCTATGGCGCTTCTGCCAACACGCAGAGCGTCCTGACCGCAATCAATTCCGGCATCCAGTCCATCAAGGACCAGCTTTGCCAGGACAAGATTGACGCAAAAAACGACGAGATCGCACAGCTCCGCCAGGAGAATCTGTACGCCCGTGGTCAGGCGTCTCAGGTCGCTCAAAACTCCATGATCATCAACGGCGTCTATGATCGCCTGTCCCAGTGCCCGGTCGGCACGGTTCCCGTTTACGGAGAGCAGCCGATTTTCCGCTGCCAGAACGGCGGCTGCGGTTGCGGCTGCGGCAGTAACGTCGGCGGTTTTAACGGCGCGTTTTAAGGCGGTGGCGTGATGGCAGAGTTTACCTATAATCCTGTCCAGACCGTGCAGCCAAACCAGCCGGTCGTACTCAACACGTCCATCGGCTGTCCTCGCGGATATGTTCTGCATCGGAATGAGAGCGGAATTGTAACTCTTCGCGGCATCGTCAACAACTCCTGCGGGTGTTTCGCGCGGTATCAGGTCACATTCAACGGCAACATCGCCGTACCGTCCACTGGAACGGTCGGTCCGATCTCGATTGCGCTGGCTCTGGACGGCGAGCCGGTTCTGACAAGCCGTGCGATTGTTACTCCTGCCGCTGTTGCGGCTGATCCTCCCACGACGGACAACTTCTTCAACGTGACGAGCACGGCAATCATTACCGTGCCGAGAGGCTGCTGCTTCAATGTCTCGGTTGAGAATACGTCTGAGAGCGCTACGCCCGCAACTACTCCCGCGCCTGCGGTCCTGGTACAGAACGCAAACCTGACCGTGACCCGCATCGCGTGAGAAAGGAGGACATGACATGGAACATCTTGATGGTATCCTGAAACTGACCGAAAAGGAACTGGCCGAGGTTTCCTCAAACGGCAAGTTCCGCTCCAAGGACGAGGTCGACAGCGTATACAAACTGATTGACATTGCCAAGGATATTTACTGCATCTGGGAGTATGAGGACGAGATGTCTGAGGATGAGTACAGCGGTCGCTATGACGGCGGCAGAGCGTACGGATACAACGACGGCTCCTATGCTCGCGGCCGCAGAAATGCAAAGCGGGACAGCATGGGACGTTACTCCAGAGACGGACGCGGCTCCTACCGCTATCCGATGTCGTACCGCGACGGTCGTTCCTACGCAGATGAGAAGCAGGAGTATGTCGACCGACTGCATGACATGATGGATCGCGCTCCTGACGATCAGACCCGCCAAAGCCTCCAGAGAATGATTTCTCAGATGGAAGGTTAATCCAACTCAAGGAGAGGGGCGACAGGTTTATTTCCTGCCGCCCTTTTCCGCGTTAATTTTATATCTTTTTGGAATAAAGGCCGCCGTACTCCAAAAAGATTTAATTATGGAGCAAAAAATATTGAAAATGTGTTATTTTTCTTATCAAATACGATTCGGTCAATTATGCTTCGAAGCGCACGATTCTTTTCAACGACCGGAACATCGGGAGATTTTATCAAATCCAGCACGCTTGAGGTTTTCTTGACCAAAAGGCGCGTGTCTGGACGACTTGTCTGGTTTTCGTCATTTTTCTTGCCAGCAAGAAGGCTGTTTATCGTTTGGTCTACCGCAGCCTTGATTTCTTTGTACTCGTCCACGCTGAACGCTCCGGAAAGAAGTGCGTCTTTTGCGCGAACGAGTTTTGTGCGCTCTGACGCTATCAGTCCGTCCCAATCGTATTCAATTTTTTTGGTGGTTTTTTTTGCAGGCGTAAATGTAAATGTACAGTCACCCAAACATTTTTCAAGCACATCAATCACGGCAGCATCCGCAGCATCCATGCGGAGAAAATGCGACTCCCGGCAAGTCCCTCTGTTGTAGCTGCAGCACTGCATATATGTCCCGCGAGACCTTACGAGCGTTGATCCGCACGATGAGCACCGGCACAGACCACGGAGCATGAAATTATCCACAAACTCAGACTTTCGTCTGTATTTTTCTGTATCTCGCGATTTCAGCTTCTCTTGGGCGGCATTCCACGTTTCGCCGTCTATGATCGGCTCGTGGGAACCATCTGAGACAATTATATTATCGCCAGAAAATCCGCTTCGGCAATATAGTGCCTTTCCATTTTCTGACCATCGGATTTTCCCAATGTAAACCGGATTTGACAGAATGTACTGCACCCATCTGTTGTCCGGGCGATTTCCGCGCCTGGTTCGAATCCCACGATCTCCAAGGTCGGTTGCGATTTTTTTGAATCCATCACCAGATATATATCGGTCAAAAATATATCGAACCGTATCTGCATGCTCATTCTGAACAAAAGACTTGTCTTTGACCGTATACCCGAACGGAGCTGTCCCCATTGCTTCACCACGCTTGGCCTTTTCTGCCATGCCACGCTTTACCTCTTCCGCAAGGTTGATGACGTAGTACTCATCCATCCACTCGATGATGCGCTCGATCAGTGACGCAAACGGGCTGTCGCTGGACGGCTCTGAGATGGACTTGACATCAATGCCCTTTTTGCGGAGGAGGTTTTTGTACATAATGGCCTCTTCCTGATTGCGGGCGAACCGGCTGTATTTCCAGACAAAAATCGCTGAAAACGGTGCTGGCTCCTGCTTTGCCGTTGCAATCATCAGCCGAAACGCCGGACGCTTTTGCGCCGACTTGCCGGATATGCCGTCATCCTGAAAGACATACTCGTCCGGGATGATGTATCCCTCGCGCTTCGCGTATTCGCGCACGGCCTTGATCTGACTGTCCGGGCTGTACTCCAACTGGTCGTCTGTACTGACGCGGACATACGCGGCTGCTATCTTTACTTCTATGTTAATCACATCCTCCTGTTGACAATTATCACGACACACCGTATAATCGCCGTGGGTGCTGCCATAAATGGTAGGCGGTTGACTCCTCCCTTGCGGAGGAGACTTCTTCGGCTCCTCCCTGAATACGGGAGGAGGTGATGCGTGTGACGATTGATACGGCCATTCAGCTTGGCTTGCTCGTTGTTGCCATCATTTCTGTGATTCTACAGAACATAAAAAAGAAGTAACCGCCCCAGACTCCCCAGTCGAGCGGTTACTTCTGATCGATTAAGAGGAGCCAACCGTTTACCGGCAGCGCCTTTCCTATGTGCATTATACCGCCGTACAGCAAAGCTTGTCAAGACTTAACCGCCGATCATGGCGGTTTTTTTATTTTCCGAGGATCTTCCGTCCTTCCCCCGCGATCCGCTCTCCCTCCTTGCGCAGTTTCTCTTTTTCCTCCTCCGGCAGCGCGTCTATCATGGCCTGCCGCTTATCAGCGTCCTTCTCGGACAGGATTTTCTGCATCTGAGCGATTGTAAGCATTGTGGGTTCCTCCTTTATTTCATTCTAGCATAAACCGCTTCTGCAAATTCTTCAGCGTTCGTTGCCTTTCGGAATCGAAACTCTTTTCCACCAGTACCAGCATTGTCAACCAGGATATCATGATATCCAAATATCTTGCCGCCAAGGCCGTTACTCAGTTCGATGTTTTGTATTTTTGAAATAGGCGCGGACTTCTGGCTTGAATTGAGCAGCCCACTGTGCCAAACAATCTTTGTGTCCGTCAAAGCAATATAATCCGTAGCGTAGGAAATCAAAAGCGGAACAATAAGAATCAGGGTCATAATGACGCCGAAAATCATATATCCCGGAGCATCACTTATCATAAAAGCGCCAATCAGCAAAAGAAGGAAAGAAACGATTCCGCGTCCGACAAACATACCCCAATGCTTTTTGCATTTCACAATGTACTGCTCCTTGCTTCTTGGTGCGGAATACTCCGGCTTCTGATGATTGCACATAGGCTCCGGGCTTTGCGTTGGAATCGGTTGGACAGGAGCAGATCTTATCGTCGACATCTCCGCGCTTTTTTGCACATTCTTCGTCGGTGCGCCGCACTCCGGGCAATAGACGCTCTCTGCCGGGATGATCTTGCCGCATTGTCTGCAAAACATACTTCTTTCCTCCTATTTTTCGGAGCGGGTTTCCCGCTCCATTTTTTCTTTCATGGCTTCAATAATAACAAAACTTAAACTTTTCCCCTTCGATTTTGCAAAGTCCTTCCAAACCTGTCTTTCACCTTTCGGTATTGCGATTGCGACCTGGTCGTAATTCGCATCCCGGAAGGCGTTTTTATATTCAGTTGTGTTTGGCTTCTGCTTCTTATCCATAATAATTCTCCATATTGTATCTGTTCAACAATATTCTTCTAGAAGATTTGTAGAAAACGCCAACTTGAATCTTCTAGAAGATTTCTGTATTATGTAGACAGCAATTTAAGTAAAACTTTTATCGAGTATTCCCCACGTCATTTCCCGACTGTTTACGCAGAAAGGTGGTGGTAACGTGAGTGAGGAAATGATCGCAGGGCTGGCCTCCAGAAGCAACAAGCGGCTGTGCGCCGTGATTGCGGGGCTGGCGGCGGCTCTGGTGGCTCTGTGCGGAGTCTGCGTTCTACGGCGCAGGTGATTCGACGGCGAGGTTCCCGTTGCGGTAGTACCACATAGCGCGCCGCATAAACGGCTCCGTGGTGTCGAACAGATCCGCAAGGTCCCCCGGCTCGGTGACGCCGCTGCGGATCGCACGCAGAAAGTCCTGCTTCGGCACAAAGTGCTCGATCTGCCAGCGTTCCGCACGGCGCTCCTGCCGGATGCGCTCATGCTCTGACGCGGACTTCGTGTAAAAGGCGTACGTTGCGCAATGGCCAAGCTCATGGCCGAGTTTCATCTTCTCGTCCAGAGCACCGGTCAGGCGCGTCGGGTCGATGGCAATGCAGCATGAGCCATCAAAGAGGGGAGCGGAAAACGATTCCGCGCGGCGCATGAGAAAAAATCCTACATCAATATCGTTCTGATCCGCAAAATCATAAAGTTCCGTTACGTTCAATTTTCTTCTTCCTTCGTAAATGAGTTTGTAGGTCAACGTAAGCGCGCACGTCCTCCCAAAGCTCGTCGATGTCGTTGCTGTCCAGAACAGTCTCGCCGTGCCAGAAAGCAGCTTTCATCTGGTCTTCTGTGATTGTCTGTGCCGGAACGTCTGGTTCCGTTTGCGCCTCCGGTTCCTCGTCCGGGAGGATTTCCGATACGCTGATCTCAAGCGCGTCTGCAATCTTCTTGAGCGACTTGTTTGAGATTTTGTTTTTCCGCTTGCGCCAGTTTGAGTATGCACTGTTGGAAGCGCCGATCATGCGCTCCAGATCGCTTCCAGAAAGACCGCGCAGAGTAATGATCCTGTCGATTTTGTCAAAACTATCCATTTAGCAAGTCCTCGCTTTGTGCAAAACATAAAACTTAGAAAAACTTCGTTGGGTAGCTTGACAAATTAGCATTGCTTCGTTATACTTAGTTTAGCTTGATTGAGGCAATACAAAACCAAGCCCTCCCAAGAGAGCCTTTCTATGAAAGTGGTGGCACACTTATCATAACTCAAGTTCTCTTAGTTGTCAAGCAAAACTTAGTTGAAAAGGGGTGTAAGCATAGGCTTCAAGAGTGCCCGCGTTGCAGCGGGAAAGACGGTTCGTGATGTTATGAAGGAAATCGGCGTGTCAGACGCTGCCGTATACCAGTGGGAAACCGGCGTATACAGGCCGCGGGCATCACTCCTTCCGAAAATCGCAGCACTGTACGGCTGCTCCATTGACGAACTGTTGAGAGACAATCCAAGCGTACAGAAAGATATGTCCGATAAACAGGATATAAAGGAGGAATGACACGACATGGCTGATTTTATCCTGACGCGACGGCGCCGGGAGTACAAGCAGAAGGACAAGTACCCGATTGTCCGAATCAGAGGCGAGACGTACCAGAAATTGCAGTCCGTCGCATTGGAGGCCGACCGCAGCATCATGGACGTCGCTGATTTGGCCATCCAGCACGCGCTGGGGGAGCTGAAATGGGTGGAGGAAGAATAAACAAAACATAATAGGAAAAGGAGAAAAACAATATGGTAACAAAGAAAAATGATGAAACAATCACCATCAAGCCGCTTGACATCAGAATGACGACAATCCGAATCGTCGGAGATACGCCGCTCATCCTCCATGCTTGGAGCGAGAAGGCAAAGCGCATGATGCTTGAGGCCCAGCAGGGCAAGGCGAAGGGCAAGAAGAAAGAGGCCAAGAATCCTGCGGATGACTTCGTCCAGTCCTTCTACTGGATCAGCGGGAAGCCTGAGTACCCGGAGGACGCATCCGAGCAGGAGATCATGGACGCGTTTGACGCGGCGGTCGACTCCGGCGCGCGCTTCGGGTTCCCGGTTGGGGCAATCAAGCAGACCGCGCAGGCGGCTGCGTACAGACTCGGCTGGGTCAAAAATCAGATGGGTCTTCGCGGCGCATTCTTCATCGAGACCGGGTCTGACGGCCTTGTAGAAATCAAATCCGAATCGCGCCCAGAGATGCGCGAGGACATGGTACGCATCGGAATGGGGACTGCGGATATTCGGTACAGAGGGCAGTTCAGCAACTGGTACATTGATCTTCCGATCTCTTATAACGCATCCTCCGACTTCTCCCTCGACGCTATCGTCAATGCTCTGAACGCTGGCGGATATGTCTGCGGCATCGGCGAGTGGAGACCGGAGACGGACGGAGTCTACGGTAGATTCCACGTCGCGCCCACAACGTAAGACGCGGCAGGCGAGGCTAGGCGGGGCGTGGCACGGCGTGAGGCAGGCTAGGCAAGGCGAGGCTAGGCGTGGCCTGGTACGGCGTGGAACGGCATGGCAGGCAAGGCGAGGCACGGTCTGGCTCGGCGTGGCGAGGCGTGTCGCGGATTGGTATGGCAGGCGTGGCGAGGCGTGGCGTGGCAAGGTCAGGCTCGGCAAGGCAAGGAAAGGCGTGGCAGGCAAGGCCTGGCATGGCATGGCTTGGCGCGGCAAGGCATGGCATGGCATGGCTTGGCGCGGCAAGGCATGGTGAGGCAGGATTCTATCAGAAAGGAGGTAATCGCATGGTTTACAAGTTAAAACCCGGCAGCCACATCAAAGCGGACGCACAGGTCGCAGGTGAGATGTGCGAACGGCTTGCGTCTGAAAACAGACTGACGGCAAAGGTTCTTGTTGACGAGAACCGCCCGGTAGACGCTCCGCTGCACGATGAATTTGAATGGGACGACGCTATTGCTGCAGAAGCGTACCGGGAAGAGCAGGCACGTCACATCATACAGTGCATTATCAAGGTTGAAGAAGACGTTGCACCTGTCCGGGCGTTCTTTAATATCGAAAAGGCAAGTCCGGAATACAAGCACATCGACGTGATTCTGAAGACGGAAGACGATACGACAAAGCTGCTTAAAACGGCGTTTGGAGAGCTGAGAGCGTTCCAGAAAAAGTATGCCAGACTCCAACAGCTTACGCCGGTGTTTAAGGCAATCGACAAACTCGCGCTCGACCTGGATATGGCCGGAACGTAAGAAAACCGCCCATTACCGACGGCGGTAACAGGCGGCGCGTCACGGAGCGTGACAGTCTTATTTGGCGATTTGATTGTACCACGCTCCAAGACGATTTGTCAAGTATCCTCCAGTAATTACACTTTTTCTGCAATTACTGGAGAAAATCAGGAGGAGTTGAGTATGGCAAGAAAGAGCAATCCGATCCGCTGCGTCCTGATGATACCGGACGGCCACGGCGGCAACCAGAGCGCAGACAGCCTCCCAGCCGGTCAGGTCGAGCAGTTCTTTTCGGTTTGTGCAGAACGGATCGGGACAATCCTGAACAGCTACGTCTGTGAGCATCCGGAGGTTCTGCGATGAAACAGACACCGTGCTACAAATGCGAGTTTCGCACTGTTGGCTGTCACGGCTCGTGCGAGAAGTACATCATGTGGCGAAAGGTCCGGGACGAAGAACTGGCTCGCAGGAAAGTCGATTATGAGAAAACGGTTCCGACAGAGCGGACGAGGAAGAACATTGTAAAAACCGGAACGATGAGCGGAACGCTTCGGATGTACAAATGATTGTTTTTGACGGACGTCAGAGAAAGAGAAAATACTCCGCGCCAGGTCTTCCATATCACGTCCGCGTACAGCGGTTCAACGAGGAAAAGCACGAGCTGCTTTACAACTCTGCCGGCCGTTCTGTTTTGGACTATGAAAAGAAAATCAAGGATCTGGCGAAGAAGTGGAGGGTATAAATGTACATCAATCCGTTTTGGGCGGGCGTCGGCATGACGCTTCTGGTTGAATTTCTCCTTGTCCTTCTGGTCGGCCTGTTCTCAGCCATGAAGGTTAACAAGGATCACGAAGGGGAGGACAACCTGTGACTAACAAACAATGGCTCATTATGACAGTCATCGGCGCGTTGGCGTTTGTTGGCATCATCTGCGCATGGTGCGTCGCCATCGGAAACCTAATGCACATGTGGGGGCTTGCGTGATGGCAAATTACTACGTCTGTCCATGCTGTGGGAACTTTTACACCGCAGACGAATTGAAATCTGACCATCACGACTGCTGGGTGTGCGGTGATGAATTGGTAGAGGCCGAAAAGTGTGACGGCTGCGATGAGATTGTTCCAGAGGAACAGCTTTACGGAGGATACTGTGAAGAATGTTTGCGGGACAGCATCAACGAGCTGACAGCAGAACGGTATCTGTCCGGGCGCGGGTATCTGGTTCAGTTCCTTGCCAATTACGTCTGGGACATCCCGGACATATCCGGCGGCAACGACCGATTCCACGCCATGTGCCTGACAGAGTTTGTCAACAATTACAAGACGTACCAGACTCAGGTTGAACAGTTCATCATGGACGACGACGGGGACTCTGGCAAGGACGACTACGGCAAGTGGTACGCATCGTACCGCTCACACAGAAGGGGGCGTGTGGCGTTATGCTGAGACCGTCATACAACCCGGAAGAAGCGCTGGCAAACCGGATTATAGAGGTCACGGCAGAGGATTATATGGAAGCTCTGAGAAATGAATCCGAGTCAGACAAAATCATGAAGCAGAAGCCATTCAACCCAAAGACATATTATCCGGCAGAGGACATTCACTGGAACGCGGTCGGAATGATCAAAGAGTGCGAACTGTTCTTCAACAGCCGACTCTTCCGGTGTCTGACATCGGTCAACGGACCGTGGCTGATGGAACAGCTTCGGGTTAAGGCGTTTGATCGCAAGGAGGCATCCGCATGAGCGCAACACACTCTGATTGCATTCAGATTGGGCCGTTTGCTGTTTATTCCAAGTTCTGCCGACAGTGCGTCACTTGCGGATTTTACAAACCGGAAGCGGAGCGGAGAAAAAGCCTTCCGCTTGTATACTGTGAGGACGGGCTATACCGAAAGATCATCAAAAGAATGGAGGATGAAGATGGGCGAGAAGAATGAACAGGACATAGTGCTCCATGACGTGAAAACGGGAGCCGAAATCAAACTGCAGATTGAGGACGTAACAACGAAACTTGATGACCAGACCGAGCAGGTCAAGCGTCTGGCATATCTGGTCGGCAGGTCTATCGGGCAGGCCGAGAACCGCTGGAAGCAAATCTGGCCGGACAGAGTTCTCATTTCCGGGAACCGCACCATCGTATTCTGGGCGGACGGCGCAAAGACAATTGTGAAGCGTGCAGATGATGAGACTGACTCCGTCTATTCCGCATACACTGCCGCACTTGCAATCAAAATGTACGGAAGCAACAGCGCGGTCAAGCGGATTATCGCCGAACGTCTGGAGGTTCAAGTTCCGACAAGAAAGAAGCCGGAGGATCAGAGCCGTGCTACCTGACGTTGCAGACGAAATCAAGCGGCACATTGACATGCGGGATGTGTGCGCAAAGTACGACATTCAGGTGAATCAGGCAGGATTTGCGAAGTGTCTCTGGCATGACGAGCGAACGCCGTCCATGAAGGTATATCGAGACGGATGTTACTGTTTTGGATGCCATGTTCAAAAGGATGTGATTGACGTTGTCCGGCAGATTTACGGTCTCACATTCCGTGAAGCGTGCCTGCGGATCTGCAAAGACTTCGGAATCAGAGTCCGGCTTGAAGACGAGCTTTCACCAGAAGAGTACGCTGCAGCCACCAAGGCAAAACAACGGCGTCTGGACAAGGCAAGAAAACTAGACCAGGACCACAAACGGCTTCAGGACACATATTTCCGCGCTCTGAGCCGATGGATGATTCTGGACAAGATCAAGGATGAGCGCGCGCCGACAGATCCATTTGACCCGCTGGATGATGCCTATGTTACGGCATGTGCTGAACTGCCGGCGGCGGAATACGCGCTCGATGTAGCAAAGGAAGATTTGAGACAGTTTGAACAGGAACGATACAGGAGGGACGCGTGACAGAAAGAGAGTACAGACAGCATCCAGCCATCAGCCGGTCGGAGCTGTGGCGCATGAGTGAGAGTCCTGCAAAATTCAAATGGTTCAAAGACCACCCGCCGGAGCCAACCCCCGCACTTACGTTTGGACAGGTCGTCCACAAACTGATTCTGCAACCGGAGACGTTTGAAGATGACTTTGCAATCCTGACAGATGTTGACCGCCGCACAAAGGTCGGCAAGGAGGCGTTTGATGCGTTTCTGAACCGTCTGGATGGACGGACGGCAATCATCCAGTCAGACTACGAAAAAGCACAGGAGATGGCATCCGCGGTCTTTCAGAACCGTCTGGCGGCAAGCATCCTGGAAGACCGTCACGACATTGCAATTCTGTCTAGTCAGCATGAGGTTCCGTTCTTCTGGACAGACCCAGACACCGGCGAGCAATGCAAATGTCGGTGCGACGCGCTGACCGTCATTGACGACCGGATTGTTATTGTCGACTACAAGACTGCCGGCAGCGCCAAGACGGATGTATTCAACCAGAGCATCTACAAATACGGATACCACCTACAGGCAGCGATGTACTCAGAGGGCGTCATGCGAGCAATGGATTTGGAGTACCGTCCAGAGTTCTGGTTCGTCGTGCAGGAAAAGTCAGCTCCGTATGCCGTGAATGTCGTTACGATCCCAGAGACGGTCATGCAGGCCGGAATCGATGTGTACCGTGAATATCTAGGAATCTACCATCAGTGCCGCGAGACGGACTACTGGTACGGCTACAACGGACCGTTTGACGAGCCTACGGAGGCATACTTGCCAGGATGGATGCAGCTTGGAGTGGAGGAAGATGAATGAGTGGTGCGCTACCGGCATTTGCATGGTTCTTAATCGGGGCTGTTATATCGTTGTTAATTCACTTGCCGTTAATTCTGACAATTAAAAGGTTGACGCGATACATCGAAGAACTAATAGCATTACAGATTATTTTAAGCAAGGATGAAAAGCATGATCCCAGATGAAATTAAGCGGCTGAAACCGCTACAAGGAAAAGAACGTCTCGGAGCAAACCGGGACAGCGAGTACATGGGCGCGGAGGACATTGATCCCGGCATTGAACCGATTCTGACGATTGCCGCCCTGTACTACGGTCAGGTCACGCTCCAGAGAGGCAAGGAGTACAAGGACATCATCGTGTTTGTCGAAGAGACCGTTCCGGGCATCAAGGTCGTTCGACCGATGATCGTCAACGCTACAAACCGGAAAGTCCTTCGCAAACTGTACAAGGCTGTGTCCGCTGATGTCCTGGTTGGCAAGAAAATCCAGCTCTATATCGATCATAACGTCCGCGATCCTTCCACCGGCGAGCGTATCGACGGCATCCGCATTCGCCCGAAGATTCCCGTTGCCACCAGAGAGGAGCCGATCATCTGCGAGGAGTGCGGCAAGCCGATTCAGGGCGTTGGCAATTACAAGCCGGAGGACGTGGCACAGATCAACAAGAACCGGTTCGGCAAGTTTATCTGCGCGGCCTGCAGCAAAAAGATCGGTGAACAGAAAGAGCAGACAAATACGGAAAAGACGGAGGAATCAAATGCTGAATAAATGTGTGTTTATGGGCCGATTGACGCGCGACCCGGAGCTGAGACAGACCGGAAGCGGCGTTGATGTTGCGAACTGGACGCTTGCGGTCGACCGAGACTACAAGAACGGCGACGAGAAGGTCTGCGACTTTATCGACTGCGTCGCGTGGAGAAACACGGCCCAGTTTGTCAGTAAGTACTTCACCAAGGGACGCATGATGGTCGTGAGTGGAAGCCTCCAAAGCCGCAAGTGGCAGGACAAGGATGGCAACAACCGCACCGGATGGGAAGTGCAGGCAGAAAACATCTACTTCGGTGACAGCAAGCGTGACGGC